ACGACAGCGCGGGGACCGGCACCGCGACATATGCGCGGGCGATCGGATGCTCGGCGCAATCAGCGTACGGCATCGCGAACATGACGAACCCGTTCCCGTCAAATGCGCAGTTGGCGGGCGGCGTGTATTGGCCGCGCTTCCCATATTCGAGCGCGACCAGCCCGTCGCGTTGGGCTGTCATCGCCACGAACAAGACGTTCTATATGTGGAACGAAGGCGACGGCACGAACAACGGAAGCCAGGGATACCAGCAAGTCTTCTGGTTCGGCGATATGGATTCGTTCGTGTCGGCTGACGCACACTTCACGCAGATCATGGGCAACACGTCGGCCGCGCAGCGCACCGTGATCTACACGGCGATGGGATCGAACACTGTCGGGGTATTTGCCGAAGCGGCATACGATGGAAGCCATTTGCAGATTCAACAAGGTATCTTGTCGGACTATATCAAGAACGGGTCGCAAGCGAACATGGGCGGCGTGACCAGTTGGGCCACTTCGATCGTATATCCGAACCCGGAAGACGGGGCCGCATACTTGTCGATGATCTACACGCAAGAAAGCGTAACCGGCGGCAATAGTGTTCGCGGCGTATGTCCCGGCATTTGGAATCCCGATTTCTATTCGGGCACATTGGTAACGCCGACATTCAAGTCATTCGACAGCATTCCCGGCATGTCGGCCGATGCTCTACACGGAAAGACGTTTCACTATTTCATCTTAGCCAACGCTGGCACAATCGAAGGCGGGATCGTCTTCGAGACCTCGAACACTTGGGCCTAACATGACCGTCACTTTCTACACTTCGGCCGATACCAGCGCGCCGACACTGAACGACGCCCAAGGAGCGCTTGCGGCGGTCTTGCTCGCCATTCTGGTCAACGGCTACGGCACGCAACCGGCGGCCGGATGGACAAATCCCCAATCGGGCACCACGGGGCAACGTGTATTCCAACAAGGTGCGGGTAATTCCAATTTCCTGAATGTGGATGACAGCGCGGGGACCGGCACCGGAACCTATGCGCGTGTCAGCGGATATACATCGATGACCGCATTCGGCGTTGGCGCGGGGCAGTTCCCGAACAATATTCAACAATCGGGCGGACTTTATTGGCCGCGCTTTCAATATTCATCGGCGACAAGCCCATCGCGTTGGGCGTGCATTGCCACAAATAAGACTTTCTATTTCTGGAACGAAGGCGACGGCACGGCCAATGGGTCGCACAATGTCCAGCAACTTTTCTTTTTCGGGGACATGAATGCATACGGGGCGCATGATACTTCTTGCACCGTCATCGGCGGCGCGACCAGTGGCGCAGATAGTAGTTCATGGACATATACGGGCGTCAGTGCCGTTACTGGTACGCTAATTATCTATGCGGCCGCGAACGCATTCGGGCAATCCGGAGCGGTAGTGCAAGGCTTTCATTCTGACTATTGGTTGAACGGCGCGTCAAACATCATGGGAAACGGCGGCGTCGCATATCCGAATCCCGAAGACACCGGCCTCTACGTCAAGCCGATATGGTTGACCGAGCCAATTGGCGCGAATAATACCCTTCGCGCATTGATGCCCGGCATTTGGAACTGTTGCCACGCGCCGAGTAACTTTGCAAACACTTCGATCACGACAAGTCAATTTAGCGGGAACAGCGGCGATCAGGTTGGAAGTAGTCGCACATTCACGGTATTGAAACTCGGCAATACTGGCGCGACCGGAAGCGTCGTATTCGAAACATCGAACACTTGGAGCTAAGAACATGACAGTTGTCGCCTACTTCTCAACTGACGCGCACGCGCCTTCGGTTGGCATCGCCGCGCAAGCGTTCTGGACTACCATTCTAACGGCGTGCCTTGTCAATGGTTACACCGGGAAGGCGGCGGCCGGATGGTCGTCGGCCTACACCGGATCAACGGGCCAAGTCGCGTATCAACAAGGCGCAGGGTCGAACGGCTTTTATCTAAATGTCGATGACAGCGCAGCGAGCGCGAACGGGTCCAATGCTCGCGTGACAATGTTCGAAACGATGTCGGCATTCGGAACCGGCACAAATCAGACGCCATCGTCTGCGCAAGTCTCGGGCGGTCTTTACTGGCCGCGCGGTAATAATGGCACCGACACGACGGCGGGTCGATGGTGCGTTATCGCCGACGCAAAACGCTTCTATATGTGGCATGAAGGGTCAAGCACGTCGGGACAATTGGGATATGGCGTCGCGGTCGGATTCGGCGATATCGACTCCTATAGCGCGACCGACAATTACAACACGGTCATCAGCGGCTATGTGGCAACCGGCCCGAGCGGCAACGGCGGACTGGCGATTGGAAGCAATACGCTAATCACGAATGCCGCCGGTCTTTACATCATGCGCCGGTATGACCAATTGAGCACCGGCCAGCAAGTCGGCAAACACTGGGATTTCGTTAAGGCCGACAACAATATCATGGGAAACGCTTCCGTATCCCAGTGTTTGCCGTTCCCGAATCCTACCGACGGGGGGCTGTATCTGTCACCAGTATGGTGCCATGAAAATATCATCGGCGCCGACGCCTATGGCGTTTTGCGTGGTACGTTCCCCGGCATTTGGGCATGTTGCAACTATTTGGCCCCTTCGTCATCGAGTCCGAACAACGTGCAGGCGTTCGACACCTTTACCAGCAGCGTCGGCTTGACGAACGGCAAGACGTTCTATTTCTTCAATGTGCAACCGAACGGGAACAATGGATGGATATGTTTCGAGACGTCGAACACTTGGAGCTAAGTCGTGGCGACTACCGTTTTTGTTCGCGATAATCTATGGAAGCCTGCGCAAGCGAGCACGTCAGGGACAAACGCGGCCGGAACCGCCGGAGCGGCGACATATATCACGGCCGTAGGATGGGGAAGCGTGTCAGCGACGGCCAATCCAGTCGTCGGCGCGGGCTATGGGGTCGCATATTATCCGCAGTATTCATGGGGATGCGCGGGCAATCAGAGTTATCTAGGCGCGGGCGAATACATCGCGATCGGCGGCACGATCAACTATGTGCCACGTGTCGCGCAGATCGGCGCAATCGCCATTTATTCGCTGTCAGGGACCGCCTTCGCGGGCGCGACGCCGATCACACATCAGGCCGTCATTGATGTCTACTGGAAACCGACAGGCGCCCTTGTCGCCCAATGCATGACCGACGGCGCTGGCAACTGGACAACCCCTTCGCGCTTACTGAACTACGCTGGGGCGTACTTCGCGATTTGCCGCGATGATGGCCGCACCACTTACAACGGGGAAGTCCTCGACAACCTGACGGCGGGCTAATCATGAGCTATACGCCCCCGGCCCATAATGCCGTCGATTTCGTGCTGTCGCCGGGCTACACCGCGCCGACGCATACGCTTGTCAATTTCGATCTTGGCGAGAACATTCCCGCGTCGCTGGTCGAAGGCTTCGACATCGTTGTCGCATCGGCGCATAAGTTCTTAGCGGTCAGCGGCGCGATTAGCGAAAATTCCGACATTGTCGTCGCTGTTGCGGTTGCGTTCCCGCCGACGATTGCGCACGTTCTGGAATCGTTTGACATTGTCGTCGCTGTTGCGGTTGCGTTCCCGCCGACGATTGCGCACGTTCTGGAATCGTTTGACACGGTCGTCGCATATGCCGGGGTCGTGTTCCCGGACAATTCCAAGTACGGCCGCGCGGGCGCTGCGCCAAACGGTTCGCCGATTCCTAAGCCTACTTCCATGCTGATGCGCTCGCGTGATGACGGGCGATTGTCAGAGGCGTGGTGGAAATATATCAACAGTTTCAGCCAACAGCCGCCGGGCGAAATTCGCGTCACACTGGCAAAATCGCCATATGCATACAAGGCTACTCGCAACGGAACGCTACTGGTCAGCGGCGCGACAGTGTCAGCCATGACTATCAATTCCCGCAATTCCGGGGCGGTTCGTCTGCTGGGACTGACGCAAGGAATGATCCCGGTCAGCATCGGGGACGTGGTCACGATCACCTACGCCGGGGCCGTGCCGCTGGTCGTCTTCTTTCCGCGTTGACCGTTCGTCTGCCAAAACCGACCGTTCGTCGGCGGGCGCTTGTGTCGGGTCAGAACGTGCCGATAATACATACATCACCAACGCAAACGGAAACGAAAATGATTTCGTTACTAATTCTAGCCTGCTACATGGCCTTCTGCATCGCGATTCTGAAGCGCCATCGAGCGGAAAAGCGCGCCGGAAAGAACGGATACGGATTGCTGCTTCTGATGTTGTTCGTATGCCCGGTCATTCTGTCGCTGATCGCGATCGCATTCGCCCCATCGGCCGCGACAAAATCACGTAAGGACTTAGGATATTCGTCATGAACACCGACCTCGACATCTTCGCGCAGCACCCGGCCGCCTACTACGAGAGCGGCTCCAAGATGTTCATCGGCACGCACCCGAGCACCGGGCGCGTCGCCTCGTACTTCGCTGCTGGTCTAGTTGCCCAGGTCGTCATCACCGACCTCCTGCCGCACCCGTGGCGCAACGCATGGCAAGCGATGGGCATCGCCCTGGAGGCCGACTGCGTAGGACACAACGCAAGCCTGGGCGTCAAGTTCTCGTTCTGATCCAGTCAACCACAAGGAGATACACCATGGTCAAGACCAAGGGAGCAATGCCAGCCGCTGTGCGCCGCACACCAGACGGCGGGTACCTGCAGTTGTTCGTCGACTTCGAGGCGCTGCTCGACGACCTGGGCGCCAAGGCCCGCAAGTCCAAGCGCCATCGCGCGGTCGTGCGCTTCGGCGCCATCGCCTGCAAGTTCATCCAACCCAAGAGGTTCGCATGAGTCGCGTAAGAGTCTGCACCGACCCAGCGTGGACGCCGACGTCCGAGAACATCAACGGCCTGCCCGAGCCAATCAGAGACTACATACATGCACTGGAGACTCGGTGCGATCCATCTGGACTGGTGCTGGAAAACGCGATGGCCCGCGACCTATGTCGCCAACTTGAGGCGACGTTCCTGGCTCTTAAAGCGCGAATTAAAGAACTGGAGACGACATGAGAACCCGCTTCTACGTCCACCACGTCGCATTCGCCCCATCGGCCGCGACAAAATCACGTAAGGACTTAGGATATTCGTCATGAACACCGACCTCGACATCTTCGCGGCGGCCCTAGCAACGGGGCTTGTGCTGAACGACATCGCCGACGCTGAATTTGAAGCGGCACAAATCGAGCGCCGCGAGCGCCGCCGCGCCCAACCCTTCGACCCGGATCGCGGCACGTCGCCGACCGAGTCTGATGACCTAGTATGACCGCGATCGTTCTGTGCGTCACGGTTGCGATTGAAGTCTGTCTGTACGCACGTCACTTGATAAGGAAGCGGAAATGAAACTGCAAGTCACCTTGAACAACAGCGTCGGCCCGGTCGATTCTCGGATCGTATCGGATTCGTCCGAAGCGGTAGCCGCCGCGATTGATCTGATCGCGAGCGCCCATGTCCTGTATCATGGGGACATGCTGACCGTCCACGAAATCGATGAATAATCATGGCCGTGATCCCAAGCAAGTCCGAAGAACGGGCGATCGAGCGCGAACTTGCGCAACTGCGCGGCATGTCGAACGTTACGTTCCTCGAAGACATCCCGACGGTCACGCGGCAGACGATGGGGAAAATCCATCGCTATGTCGAACCGTCGGATGAATCCTGGCCCCCGAAGAAAGGACGCAAATGAACTACCTTGACCCCCGCGCGATCGTAGTCCGGGAAACCGACATGATCGAATTTCGCGCCGTCGCGCAGATATGGCAACTGCGGCGCGAGCGCGATCAGCGGGAAGCCCTTGGCCGTCTCGCGTTGCGCCCGCGTCCTGCCCAGCCCGCCCTGCGTATCCTATGAATCGCCATCGCAATGGTCCCCTTCGGGGGATCGCTTACGGGCTGGCCCTTTCCGTGCCTTTGTGGCTGGTCATCGGCATCCTTTACCGGCTCGCAAGAATCGTGCTAGAATAGCCCTACCCGGCGGCCAAGGAAGCCGCCGGGGTCAAACCCGCCTTTGCCGCTCGGCGCTAGATCGGCCCGATTCCCTACAGGGAACGCCGATGGCCGCCGATGTCGTAATCCCAATGTCCGATAAGGTCAACACGCTAAAAAGCGTCATGTTGACGATGCCCCAATGGGCGCCTAGCGATGACGACTGCCGTCATTTCTTCGGCGGAGGAATCTATGCGCGATGGCTCGCGCGCCCGGCCGGGACCGTCATCGTCGGCAAGGTTCACAAGAAAGCACACCTTTACTTCGTCGTGTCCGGGACGATCGTCGTCACGACAGACGAAGGCGTCCGGGAAATCACCGGCCCCGAAATCATTTCCTGCAAGCCCGGGACGCAACGCGCCGTCGTGGCTAAGACTGACGCCATCTGCGTCGTGTTCGTCCGCGTCGAAACCGAGTCGCGGGACTTGGCCGATGTCGAAGACGAAATCGTCGAACCGATGCCCGAATCCCCCTATCTGCCGGGCAACCGGCTTCCGGAGTTGACATGTCAATAATTGGAACAGCCGTCGCGGGCGCAGCCGCGTCGCAACTCGTCGGCGGGCTTGTCGGGGGCGCAGTAGGTGTAACCGGATCGGCGGCGGCGGGCGCGGCATCGGCACAATCCAACGCGCAAGCGCTGCAGAATACGCAACAGATCGCCCAACTTACGAACAACAATTTGCAGCCGTATCAAACGTTGGGCGGCCAAGCGGCGACCACGCTCGGCAGTATGTTGAACACGAACGCAACCGGCCCCAATGGTCCCGGTCTTCTTTCGACGTTTAACAATGCCGACTTGAATGCGAATCTTGCGCCGAACTACAATTTTGCACTCGCGCAGGGCTTGGGCGCGCAAACGAATCTCGGCGCGTCGGGTCAAGTCGCGCCGGGCGGAAATACTGAAACTGCGTTGACCGCATACGGCACGAACTACGCGCAGAACGCATATCAGCAAGCCTTCAACAATTTCCAGACTTCGCAGAATAATATTTACAACCGGCTATCGAACACGGCCAATGCAGGCGCGAACGCTTCGACCGTTGGTGCAACAGGGGCAACGCAGTTCGGCGGATTGGAAGGCCAATACATCACCGGCCAAGGCAACGCGATCGCGCAAGGCATAACCGGCGCGACGAATGCCGTGACGGGCGGCATCAATCAAGTCGCGGGTGCGAACACGATTTCGTCGCTTGCGCAGGGTATCGGCGGCACGAATACGGGCAACTATGTTCCGGGCACTGGTGGCGGCCTGTTTGGCGGTTCCGGCACCACCTACGCCAATGCCGCAGGGCAGGGCATTATCCCGATGTAAGGATGACACCATGACACAATACGCCGTACCTTTCAGCGGTTCGGAAATCAATCCGCCGAACATGAACGCAGGCATTCAAACGATTGGCAGCATGGTCAATACCATCAGCGGCCTACAGGGCATCGCCCAAGCGGCGCAGTTGAATCCGATCGCCGTTCAAGAAGCGAATTTGAAGCTGACACAAGAACAGGCACAGACGCAAAGTATTCAGCAAATCAACGAAGAACGCAAGACTTGGAACACTGACCTATCGCGTCAGATGCAGATCAACGCTGACGGGACGGCGAACATGGGGTTCAATACAAACGATCTTTACAAGAAAGGCGATCCCATTCTCGGCGCAGACGGGAAGCCTGTCACGACCGGTGACGGTCAGTCCATTCTTGCGGGCGATGCTCAGGTCGGTATGCCAAAGGGCGGCGCGACGACATTCGCCGCGAAGGTCATGCAGAAAATGCCGCAGACGGGTCAAGACTACTTGCAAAAGTTGCAGGCTACGAATACCGCAACGGCTGGCGCAAATAAATCGTTGCTCGATTTGAACACTGATGAACAGCAAGTCTTTGCCAATGCCGTTATCGCCGCGAATCAAAATAACACGACCCCGGCCGCTGTTCATCAGATCCTTGAAGACGCCGTCAGTTCTCAACCCCCGGCGACACAAGAAGCAATGCGCAAGGCGCAAGTACAAGTTGAACATATGGTCGGCCAAGCGTACAAAGATACAAACACGCCCGAGCAAAACGACGCAGGCGTGTCGGCAGTATTGACCGCCCAAGCGACGCGCATGAATTCTTTGAAGACTGTTCGGGAACAACAGAACGTGCAAACAGGAAATCTTGTCACGCAAAGCCCATCGGCGCAAATCCAAACGTCGGGCAGCGCTTTGACGCCGTCGGGCGCGACCGCCGTGGCCGCCGCTGTTCCGCTGACAGGTCGCGCGGAAACATACACCGACCCAGCCGGGGGAATGTGGTCGGTCAATGTTGACAAGAACACTGGACAGCGTTCATATAGCCCCATGAATGCGACCGCGCAGGCTTCAAAGGGACCGGCGTCGGCCCCTGCCGCACCGGCCACAAAGGCGTCGGCCCCTGCCGCTGCTGCCCCTGCCGCACCAGCCACAAAGGCGGCGGCGCAGGCGCAAGTCAATCAGGCCACGGCTGCGCAAGAAGACTGGAAACAAACAGCCGCCGACAGCGCTACGGCCGCGCAGAACATCGGCGTCTTGCAGGAAATCAAGCGACTTGCCCCGAACGCCATTACCGGCGTCGGAAGCGATCGTCAAGCGATGCTGGCCGGTCTTGCGGGCAAGTTGGGAATGACGGTCGAAGAAATGCAGAAAACGAGTACGGACCTTCTTGCCAAAAATGCGAACATGCTGGCGCTGGCGGGCGGCAACACCGACAGCGCTCGCGCCTTGGCCGAAGTGGCGAACCCCAATCTACATATGACGCCCGAAGCGATTCAACACGCGACGAACCAGATCATCGCGCAACAGCAAGTCAAGTTGATGAAGCAGAAATTCTTGCAACCCGTCCAGACTGACCCCGGCGCGTATTCGGCCCGGCTGACGCAATGGAATTCGCTGGCCGATCCGCGACTCGTTCAATGGAAGGGGATGTCCCCGGCCGAACGCTCGGCGGTATTGGCCCCGATGTCCGCGCAACAGCAGGCCAAATTCCGCAAGCAGGGGATCGACTTCGAAAAGCTGCGGGCCGATAATGGACTGGATGTGTAATGGCATTCGCTGACGAATTCGACGCCGCCAAACCAGCCGGACCAGCCGCCGCGCCGGACAATGGGTCATTTTCTTCCCAATTCGACGCCGCACATGCGTCCATCGGCGGGCAGACTCCGGCCGCCCCTGCCGCGCCCAGGGGCGGCGGCCTAGGATTGACGACAGGACTCGGCGAAGGGGCGCTGCATATCGCCAGCGGCGGGGCACTGGCGCTGGCCGCCGGGGCGAAAGGATGGTGGAACATGGCGAACGGGATGTCGCCGGAAGACAATCAGGCCGATCAAGAGTCCATTTTGGCCCATACCTACCAGCCGACGACCACGATCGGTAAGGCGATCGCCGGGGCGACGGACGTTGTCGGGCAGGCAATCGACACGGCCGGGGGATGGGTGGCGGCCAAAACCGGCGATATCTTGGGTTCCAAGGGCCTAGGGGTCGTCGATGACAACAGCAACACGATGGCGGCCATCAAAACGGCCGTACACGCGACGACGATGGCGGCGGCACCGAAGATCGTCGGGGAAATACCCGGCGTCGTGGCGGGCGCCACAAAGGCCGCAGGGGGCGTTTTGGGCGATACCCTGATTCGCCGGGGCGGTAGTCCGACGGCTCCCCTGAACGAAGTCCCCGGCGCGGCCCCTGGAATCGGCCCGGCCCCCGGCGCCCCGGCCGCGCCGGGAGCGGCCGGGGCGCAATTCGCGGCCGGAGGTTCGGACGCAGCCGGGGTCATGTCCCGGGTCAGCAGCGCGACACCGGAAATGCAGGCCAGCATTCAGGCGCAGATCGCCGATGCGCAAGCCAAATTTGGCGACGCATGGTCGGATCATATCGACTTCGACGCCCTTGGCCGCCAAGTCGAAGCGGATTCGCTTATGATTCCCGGCCGTCTCAGCGCGCCACAAGCCGCGCAGAATGTTGCCCGGATGTCGGACGATTTCAACAGCAAAAGCAAGAATCCGCAAGCGGCGGCGTTCTTCGATTGGCAGAACAAGAATCAGGCTGCGAACCTATCCGCAATTCGCGACAGCGTCGGCCCCGATGTCAATACGATCAATCCGGCCGAACACGGCGAAACGCTCATCAAGGCGTATCAGGATTTGGACGCGCCCGTCAAGGCTGACATTGACGCCAAATACAAAGCGCTTCGTGATGCCAACGGCGGTCAATTCCCGGTCGATGCTGCGCAGCTATATCAAAATATTCAAGAGTCCCTAGGTCATGAATTGTTGACCGATGACGCGCCAGCCGGACAAATGAACGCATTGAAAAGTTTCGCCGAAAACGGGAATATGACATTCGAAAACTATCTGGCCCTTCGACGCAATCTTGGCAACGTAGCGCGGGGCGCAACTGACGGAAACACTCGATTCGCCGCGTCAACGATGATTCAGGAACTTGAAAATCTTCCGCTTCAAGACGGCGCGGCGGCGTTGCGTCCAATGGCCGATGCTGCACGCTCGGCGGCCAAAGCGCGATTCGATGCGCTTGACAACGATCCGGCGTATAAAGCCGCCGTCAACGGAAGCGTGGAGCCGGATGATTTCGTCAACAAGTTCATCGTTCGCGGCAAGAAGAACAATGTCGCGCAGATGGGGCAGAATTTGGCGAGTAACGATGTTGCCCGTCAAACGATGGGCGTGGCGGTCATGGATCATTTGCGCGACGCGGCGCGATTGAATTCGAACTATGAAGGCAACTTCGCCGCCGACAGCTTCAATCGCCAAGTCAATCGGTTCGCGCCGAGTATGGATACAATCTTCCGCAACGGCGAAGGGGCGCATCTGCGCGCGCTCGGCAACTATGCGCGGAATTCGACATATCAGCCGCGCGGGTCGTCATTCAACAATTCAGCATCGGCGATAACGTTGATGGGTGAAGCGGCGCGGCAAGCTGGCAGTTTGGCAGGCGGGGCATTCGAAAGCGTAGGAAATGGGATTGTCCCCGGTATGGGATCAGTCATCAAGAACGTGCTCGGCACACGCGCAGCCAACAAGGCGGCGGCGGCCCAAGCGGCTGAACAGGCCGCATCATTTCAGCGCAACACGATGGCGGGCGCGGGCGTCTTCAAGGAATAATCATGGCCGCTTACAACCTCAGCCCAATCGGCAACGGGACAGAGTTTTTCAACGCGAACGGGACAATCCCGAACAGCGGCGGATTCCTTGCGTCTTACGCCGCCGGGACGACGACGCCGCTCGCGCTATACACGACCAGCGCGGGCGGGCCTACATGGGCGACCATGATCCCGCTTGGCACTGATGGGCGCGTCAATGGCGAAATCTGGATTCCGGCCGGGACCGCCGTCAAGTTCCAAGCGTTCGCGTCCGATGGATTGACGCAAATCCCGAATTCCGAATGGGATAATATCGTCGGGATCAATGACATCGGCGCGGGATCGTCGTCGAATTGGTTGGCGTCCGGCGTGACCCCGATCTATTCGAGCGCGACGCAGTTCACCACGGCAGGCAACACGACCGCGACATTTCCGGTCGGTACGCGCATTCAGGCAACCGTGACCGCCGGGACCGTATACGGGACCGTGTCGTCGTCGTCGTTCTCGGTCGCGACAACGGTCAACTTGACAATGGACCCGTCCGAATCATTGGACTCGGGTTTGTCGGCGGTCAACGTGTCGAATGTCACGCCCTTGGCCGTGCCGGGCATTCTTGGCTACACGTTCCAAGCTGCCAATCTATCGACCGGCGGCACGCTGACCGTTACGGGCACAGCCGCCGTTACCGGGACCAGCACGTTTACGGGCAAGATCACCGGAAACGGCGGATTTCACGGCACGCTGGACGCGACCAGCGCACTTGCCAACGGTGTTACGGGAACAACGCAAGCGGCCCTAGACAACTCGACAAAGGTCGCGACGACCGCATATGTGGATAGCGCGGTAACAGCGGCAGCGCAACCGTGGTCGATCTTCATTTCGGCACAGATCAGCGGGACCAGCGTCAATCATCAACTGCATGAAGGCAATACGATTAGCGGCGTGACGAACGGATCAACAGGTATCTATGTTGTAAGTTTTACGTCGAACTTCGCAGCCGCCACATACGGAATTCAAGTAACGGCGCAATCAGCAGGCGATCCGTGCTATGCATACGTTGCGGCGCAAGCGGTCGGAAGCTGCACAATCCATATTGTAGACACTACCAGTGACGCGCTCGTAAACAATCCGTTCACCATCACCGTTACTTATTGAGGCCCGCCATGACATACACCGTCGCGATGTCGCCGATCGGAAACGGCGACGAATTCATGAACGCCAACGGAACGATCCCGAACACGGGCGGCTTCCTTGCGATCTATGCGGCCGGGACTTCGAACCTTTCTACCGTATATACCGACTACACGGGCGGCACGCCGCAGACAAATCCGATCCCGTTGAATCCCGATGGCCGTTGCCCGTATGAGGTTTGGTGGACGCAGGGCGCCTTGTATAAAGTCGTCTTGCTCGATTCGAACAGCGCGAGCATCCGAACCTATGACAACATCCCCGGCATCAATGACCCGGTCCTGATTGGCGTCAATGCGACGAACTTGATCGGCGGCGCGGCCGGTTCGATCCCGTATCAGTCGGCGGCCAATACCACGGCCATGCTGCCGATTGGTTCGGCGAATCAGATTCTCAGCATCGCCAGCGGGCTTCCGGCTTGGCAGTATCCGCTGATTCCCGTCACGCAATTACTGTCGGCCGTGACGACCGGCGCGCCCGCGCTGACCGACATCGGCGGGTGTATTCGGATCACCGATACTAGTTTCACGACGTTGACCATCCCGGCGAACGCAAGCGTCGCATTTCCGATCGGCACCGCAATTACGATCGTGAACGATCAGGGAACAGCGTCGATTTCTATCGCGATCACGTCGGACACGCTTGTTCTTGCGACGACTGGATCGACAGGGACGCGCACAGTCGGGACTTACGGCATGGTCACGATCTACAAAGTCGCGGCGACGCGATGGATCATCAACGGCGTCGGATTGACCTAATCATGGGCGCAGCACAAAGCCCGATTCTGACGTACGGCGGCGGGGTCGTCAAAGCCGCGCTGTTGATGCATCTGACAGGCGCAAACAACGGGACCACGTTCACCGACGTATATGGTTCGACGCCCTGGAATCAGAGCACGGCCTATGCGTCGGCGCCGTACACCGTGACAAGTACGGCCGTCGGTTCGCCGTTCGCGGGGGTGAATTCGTCCCTGTATACGGCGACGGCCAACACCGGGATTCTATTGCCCGGCGCGGATTTGGTACCGGCGTGGAATGGATTTGGAACGGGCGACTTCACCGTCGAGTATTGGTTTTATGACACAAACACGACATCGGCAAACGGATCATATCCTGTTTGCGGCATGAATTCGACAGGGTTTCCGTTTCAAATGGGGATCGAAATCAACGGGTCCTCGCCGGATCGTATCCTGATCTGTCAAAACACCAGCATCGTCGGCGTGACGAACATTAGCGCGAACACTTGGCATTCGGCGGCATATTGCCGCAAGTCGGGCGTTGGGTATTTGTTCCTCGACGGGAATCTTGAAGCGACAAAGGCCGATACCACGAATTACGGACCATACAACCCGAGCGGATCGAGCAATCCGGGCTTCTATATCAACGGTTGTCAAGGTATCGACCCGCTGGTAGGATTCTACATGTCAGAGTTTAGGCTGACGATGGGATTTGCCAGATATACCAGTTCTTACACCCCGGCGACCGCGCCGTTTCAATACTAGGAAGTTGCATCATGGGCACCGAAGACCTAACCGACATGAAGATCAACGTCGCCGTTTTACAAGAACGATATGACACAATCTGCGAACGCCTAACCGAAGGCAAAGCGAAGATGGACGCCATCGACGCCAAGTTTGACGAAGTCTTGCAGACAATGCGCAACGACGCGACGCACCGTCGGATCATGGGCCGAGTCTGGACCGCCGGTCGACATATCGGGACGATCATCATCGCCGTCGTGGTCGCTAAGATTTTCCACGAACCTTTAAGCCTACCATGATCGACAACATCATCGACCAGCTTCGGCGCGACGAAGGCGTCAGATATCGCCCTTATCAGGATTCCAAGGGCCTATGGACAGTCGGCGTCGGTCATCTTATCAAGCCCGGCGAGAATTTCAGCCATGCCGTAGCCTTGTCGGACGGTCAAGTCAACTTCATTTTGCGCAATGATTTGGACGTGGTCATTCGCGAGTTGCAGACGCTTTCATGGTATACCGGACTTGACCCGATCCGGGCGGCGGCGTGTCAGAATATGGGCTTCAATCTTGGCGAGACGCGCTTACTTGGATTCAAGCACATGGAGGCCGCATTGCTCGCGCAGGACTGGCAGGCGGCGCACGATCAGGCGCTCGCGTCAGATTGGGCCAAACCGCCGCCCGTCGGCGTCGGCGACCGCGCCAAACGAGTCGCGCAGCAACTTTTGACAGGGGAATGGACATGAGCTTCAATCTCGGAAATGCACTGAAATCTATCGCGCCAACCATCGCCACAATGCTCGGGGGACCGCTCGCAGGCGGGGCTGTAACGGCCCTAGAAGGCGTCTTCGGCTTGGCCCCCGGCTCGGGTACGGCCGCGATCGCAAACGTGCTCCAAACGGGCGCCTTGACCCCGGAAATGATCGAAAAGCTGAAGGAAGTCGAACTGACGCAGGCGACCTTGATGTCGCAGCAGAAAATCGACCTTGTTCGGCTGAACCTTGACCACGACGCCGCCTTGGCCGCCGACGATGTCGCCGATCGGTCCAGCGCTCGGGCGATGGCCGTCGCCACTCGCGATTGGACGCCGTCGGTCCTGGCATGGGGCATAATTGGCGCGAATCTGGTCTTGATTTGGGCTTTGGCCGCCGGGAAGATCGAGTCGAAAGATCCGGCGTTGTTCGGGCTGGTCGGAACCGCGCTCGGGTATCTGGTCAGCGAATCCAAGGCCGTTCTAGCTTACTATTTCGGATCAAGCGTCGGAAGCAAGGACAAAGACGCTACGCTTGCTGAGATAGCGAAACAGTAAGTTCTTGCCAATGGTACGCGGACGCGGCGAGCATTTCTTGCCGCGTCGCGCCTTCGACTACCAGCAGATTGAACGGTCCTGCATGGTTGTCGCCGTTGCGCATTTCCCATAGCAGCGCGGCTTCCGCCTTGGCCTGCAAATCCCAATTGCAAGCGTTGGCCGCATAGTAGGCCATGACGGACAGTGTCTTGCTGCGGTCGCCGCCGAGCGCAAGGACCGTCTCAAAACACGCATGGCCTTCCTCGTATAGATGCAGCTTCGCCAGCAGGCCCCCGAGCGCGACGTGCGGAGCAATCGCGTATGGTTGCAACTCTATCGATTCGAGATAGGCGTCGATCGCGTCCCATGACCGGCCTTCGGCGGCGGCCGCCTGCGCGCGTTCAAACGTAGCTTGCGGCATGGAAGTCGCCTATAATATAGCCGGGATTGATCCTCATGATATTGCCAGCCTTTACTATGGCCGGGGCAACAGCAAGCGACAAGCACGTTTTGAGGAACCCGCGCCGGGTCATCATCAAGGACATGTCAATGCCTTCGGTCGAAATTGCGGCGGGACCACCACGACGGCGGTTCCCAAAAACCCTGATATGCGCCGAGCAAGTCGGGAAGATCGTCGCCGCCCAATCCGGCGAAATATCGCGTCTGGACATGCGTGATTCCGTCGTCGCACCTTCGGGCCGACGCGACGGTCACGCCCATCAGATCGCGGCCGACGAAGTACTGCGTTTCGGCCAGCATGACGTAGTTATCCCATCCGGCATCAAGGGCGGCCAGAACGTCGGCCGCCATCTTGACTTCAAACGGATCGGCCATCAGCGGAACCCAAATGGATCGGTGGCGGGCAATCCGGCGTCGCGATCGCTCGCGCTATCCTTTGACGCATAGTACCGCCTTCAAGGTCGCGATGACATCGACTAGATCGCGCTGCGCTTTCATGACGGCGTCTATACTTTTGTAAGCCCCTGGAATTTCGTCCAATACACCAGCATCTTTTCTGCATTCGACTCCCGCAGTTTGGGCCTCGAGATCGTCAAGCGTGAATTGGCGTTTGGCTTGGGTTCGGGACATGACACGTCCCGCACCGTGCGAACAAGAACAATACGACGATTCGTTCCCTCGGCCCTGGACGATATAAGATCGCGTACCCATCGAACCGGGAATGATACCCAATTGTCCGGCCCGCGCCTCAACCGCGCCCTTGCGCGTAATCCAAATGTTCCGCCCATAATGCGACTCCATTTGCGTGAAATTGTGATGACAGTTTACATGCGTCTCGGTTAGTTGGAACTTTGGCAAATGGCGCTCCATCGCGCCGATGACCAGTTCCATCATGACATCGCGGTTCAGCGCGGCGTAATCTTGCGCCCAATGCATAGCTTCGATGTACGCTTCAAACTCGGGCGTGCCTTCGGGCAACCATCCTAGATCGCGCTGCGGAATCTCGACGCCGCGCGTGACCATCAGTTCCCGCGCTTGCGTGATCGCCAAGTTCCCGATCTTGTTCCCGACGTTGCGCGATCCCGAATGCAGCATGATCCAAACCCGATCGTCCGTGTCGAGACAGATTTCGATGAAGTGGTTCCCGCCCCCGAGCGTGCCGACTTGTTCCCAAACTTTCGCGTGGCTTAGGTCACAAAGATTCATCAAGATTTTCAGCGCGTCAAAGCGAACACGCAAATCCTGCAAGCGCCGAACCAAACGCTTGTCGTATTTCGACGCGCGGTTGATCGTGTCTTCCGGGTCTTTGTGCTGATTGAAGCCGACCGGAACGTCGCGCTCGATCTGAGCTCGGATGGTCGCCAACGATTCAGGCAAGTCCGTGGCCCGCAGCGTGGTCCGGACGGCGGCCATGCCGCAGCCGATATCGACGCCGACCGCGCTCGGGATGACCGCGCCTTCGGTTGGAATCACCGACCCGACGCATGCGCCGACGCCCATATGAACGTCGGGCATCACCGCGATATGGCCCGCAAGGATGGGCAGTTGCGCAACGTCCGCAAGTTGCTTCAATGCGGCTTCCTCGATCGGCATGTCGCCGGTCCACGTCCGAATCATGTCGTTCATTGTCGATTCGCCCGCCGGGCTGCGTGTACTCGTTACGCCTTCGGAGTTTCGGCTTGCTTGGCCGCTTGCTGCGGCGGCATGGCAATAGGTTTCGGCGCTGGCGTGACCAGCAGCGTCAAATGATTCGTCACCGTTGCCACGAAACCATGGATCGCTTTGACAGCGGCGGCGATATGGTTCATCGTGCCGAGAACGGCGTCATGAACGACGGCGCTGACGTGCTGGACGAATCCCGCCGGAACGGCGACGCACTGAATAGCGAATGCCTTGATGGCGTTGACTATACCGCTGGCGAAAGTTGCAAGTTTGTTGAACATGACATTTCCTTTTTCAGTTAAAAATGGAGCCTATCACAATGTTGATCTAACCGTCAAATAGTAATCTTTGACCGATCTGCGCCAGTTCCACGACGTTTGTGGTAACCAGCAGAAAGGCCGCTGGTCGTGAATCATTCGGCAGACGGCGTCGGCCATTCCGTCGGGGCGAAATCGTTGCGCGTCAGGCAAGGAATTATATATCCCCTTTCGATCGACCCTGATGACGGCTTTTTGGTATCGTTCGCGCACACTGGCGGCGTAGCGTTCTCGGAAGTCGTCGAAGCAGGGGTCGTCCCAAGTTGCGTCGGGATTGGCGTCGGCCAAGGCGTATAGTTCGTCAACCATGAATCATCCGTTTGTGCGGATCGCATGTCGGCGCGTATCAAGTCCGCAAAAGCCCGGAGCGCGGGCAACGGGGCATCTAGGCCACAATCCAAGGCCATCAAGATCAACTGTCGATTGCGCAGCGCTTCCGGCATTGTCTGCGCCGCCCATAGCTGTCGGTATTGGTCCGGGCTGGCCGTCCGGGTTTCCGATGTCTTCCCCCGCATCGTTTTCATTTGCATATACGCCCCTTTTAAGGTTGACGTTGCTAATTGTTGCTTGCGAAACGCCGTGCGCGATGGCGAGATACGTTTGTTTGACGCCGAGCGCAAGATCGCGGCGGATTTGCGCGACTACGCGGGCGGATAGTTTGCGGCGGCGTTTCATACCACCACCCCCAAATCCCGAATCATGCCGACCGCGTCGGCCGCATATCGCGAATAGTCGATGTCGTCCGGCACCGCGAACCCTTCCGGCAGTTCCATCAGCGGCCGACAGCCGTCCGACGCGGCGACCTTGTTCCCGTTCGTCCGGTACAGGATCGGCGCCCCGCTAGTCGCGTAATACCATCGCACCGCGCGCCCAAGGAGCTGGCCGCACCATTCGCCGCCGCCCTTGACCTTGCGGATATGGACGAACTTGCGCACATCCTGGCAAGCCTTGATGGTCGTCATGACGGGCGTCCCGGCTTTCATGTATGCGACGACCGCGTCGATGCAGACTTCGCCGCTCGGGTTGGGCCAGCTTGTTGCGACCGGCACCGGGCGGGCGTAGGCTCCCTTCAACTTGATTGTCCCGTCGGTCTTCATGGCGACATAGTTGTTCACGTCGCGCGACGCTATCCATGCGTAATCGGCCGCTTCCGTTTCGAACCCGGTTAGCTTGCACCACCATGCGACGACTTGATCGCGCAACCATGTCATATCCTTGCGACACTTGATGACGATCCCGTCCGTGTTCGCCGAGACGACGCCGATCCCCGAGATTTCCAACATTTCGATCAGCATCAGCAGCGCGAGTTGACCCGTCACCGTGACTTGTATCCCGCCGGTCGGATCGTAGAAGATCGACCATTTCGACAACAGTTTGCCGAACACGCCGTTCAAAAAGGTCTTCAAACTGTCCGCGTCCTTCTTGTTGCCCGCAGCCTTGGCCGCCAAGCGCCGCGTGTAAACGCTCTGATAGATCGACACGAACTGCGCCCCGATCGCGGGCGGGACAATGCCGGTCTTCAAGATTAGCGTCGGATAGTAGGACGCGACATCGACATCTTGCAGAACAAAGGTGTCATCGGCCAGATGCACTTGATTCTGTTCCGAGCTATGCAGGCCGCCGATACCCATACGGTACACCGACCGGCCGATACGAATCTGATGGCCGCCCAACTCGACGGGCATGTCAACGCCCCCGGCGAAGGTCGTTTTGAACACCGATCGAGAAAGTAGATCAAGGATGTTCAAATTCTGAAATGCCAGCCATGCGGGCGGTCGATAATAGAACGCGGTCCCCGGCGAGACAACCTGACGATTCTTGACGCCGGTCAACTTTTTCATGATCGATTCGGCGATCTGCGGGTCGGACTTGCTGCGAAGATCCATGTCGTACTCGGCGGACATCTGGACGCGCAAGGCGATCTGCGACGGGAAGGTGTTGAAAAGGTCGCGTGTGGTCGCCAAGTCGTTCCCGCAATACTCGCGCAGGGCGCCCCGCATGTCGGGCGTGATCGACTCGCTTGGGTCGATCGGCAAATCCTGCAACTTGCGCGAATGCATCTTGCCGCCGTATTCCTTCAAGCTGGTCCGGCCCGGCGCGATTTCGATCATGTCGATATGGTCGAAATCGGGCGTTTCAAGATTCCATCGGGAATAGAATTCCCAAGGCTGCAAATTCATGCCGATGATTTCGTCGCAGGCTTGTTTCAATTGCGCATTGTTCGCCCCGGCCAGCGCGGCGGCGATCAAGGGCATGTCGAAATGGTTCCCGTTGAACGTAACGATAAGATCGGAAGACATTGCCGCATGTAATTCTGCGATGTCCATCGGCTGACCGGGGAACATTTCGATATCTTGGATCGGATTGTCCAGTTTCACAAGAAAGTAATCCTTGTAAACTTCAATGTCCATCATTCGGGCTTGCATTTTTTCATCTCCAAATATTTGCCGTACGCCTCACTTTTCGGCTGAGTCAATCCTAAACCTTTACACCAATGATCGTTACGTAGCAATACCTTGCACATGCGTCGCCAGCTTGGTGCCCAATGCGCGTCTTCGAGGATCTTCGGAACTTCATCAGGAATCGTCGAATAGCCGCGCGTGCGCCATCCTTTTATGAACGATCGAAAGCGGCCCATATAATGACTGCGAGTCTTCGCCGGTAACGATTGCAACAGCAGATTGCAGAAACTCTGCCACGTATGACCTTCGGGTTTCGTTATCTTGTTGTATCCGGTGATATTGCCGCGCTCCTGAATGTATACCGCTCCGGAGTTGGCGCCGTTGACTCGCGCTATCAGCTTGAACCATGTCTGCGGTTCGAGAATGTGATAAAGCCATAGGCCCTTGCGCTGATCGTCTCCGTAAGGCTGGCATAATCGCTGCTGACTAATCGAGACTCCGGCCTTATGCATCTGATCGTAAATTCTGTTGTGGGGCAAATGGGGATAGTGCGCGTAGAATCGCCAAATGTCCTCCGTGCGCCAATCGTAGATTGGGTAAACATAGTAAACCTGGTCTTCGATTCGCGTCGTGTACCGTTTTCCATCGCACATCTCCTTATCCCAAATAGCGATGGTTCGAAACCGATTCAGACTTTCGTCCGCGCGAATTCCGATACATCCTGCCGTTAGCGCGCCTCTCCCATACCATGCGCCGAACAGAATGATGAATTCCTCAAACTCCATACCGGGAACGAACCACGGAAGATCCTTGGCTGTCTTGGCGCACTTAGGCATGTCGCGCACCCATAACTCGCGCTTCGATTCGTCCCAACACATCCAGCGAGGCTCAAAATTAGTTACAGCATTGCGCAGTAACAAAGGCACACAGCACCACCATAGATCAATGTGCTCGGCGTACATCTCGACCATTTCATGCAGATGATCTATCGTCGCGGCGTATTGGGCTTCCAGGTCGATAATTAGCACGCCTACCTTGCGGCCGCGCCGGATAGCTTCTTCCATGACAAGGTGCAGGAGTACGCCGCTGTCCTTTCCTCCGCTGAACGACACATAGACTCGTTCGAAGTTGTCGAAGGTAAACCTAATGCGCTCACGAGCGGCAGTGAGTACGTCTGCGTCTTGATACTTTTTGAGTGTCGGCATGTCAGTAAAGGTTCGCTTCAGTTTTGGATTGGGCGTCGGCCATGGTCAACGACGCTCGTCCGTTGACTACTAGCCACGCATTCAATGCTCGCAGCGCGGCCTCATTCGCGGCATTTTGCTCGTCCGGCGTCAGAAGATTGAATCCTCCCCGATAGATCGACGGGATTCCTTTGGCGATACATAGCGACGCTTGACCGAGCCACGCGATGCGGTTCATACGCTCGTTCGTCAAGTAGTGCTCGCAACTTTTCGTCCATTCCGTGACAACGCGCACGAGTGCCGCTTCGAACGCCGGTATATCGCGTAGTAGTTCGCAATATGCGGCCTCGCATTGATCTTTAGTCTTGTCGTGCGCAGTTTCATAGAACCCCGCGCGGTAACATTCCCATTGATCCCAAGTGTGCAAGATTCGGCCGGGCTCTAGCACAACAGGTTCGCCATCAGTGTCTTGAAGAGGTACAAAATCGTCCGACGCATCTTCGATATCCCAAGATTTCGAGAATTCCTGATCCGCGAACAATTCGGACAGCCCGCTAATCTGGCATAGACGTAGAACCTCATCGGGTTCCATGCCGAGATTCGACGCGATTTTATTGTCCGACCAGTTGCGCCGTTTCAGTTCGATCACAATGTCCGACATGGCGTCTACGCGATGTTTTCCTCGCGCCCGATTGTGGCGGATCGTGGCGGCCATACGGTCAGCCTTGTCATAGCGCGATTCGTTGATGCGGACGGTCGGCAAGTATCCCTTAATCCGCGCGGCAATAGTAGGATCTTCTTTTCCGATGCGGTGACGGTGAAAACCGTCGATTACCTCGCGCTTGCCGTCGGCATCGGGCATCGTTACTATCGGCTGCGTATATCCGTCCGCGTCGATCGACACCCGAAGTAATTCCATCTCGGGCGGCGCGACCGAGTTGGGGTTGTAATCGTTTTGGTATACCGATTCGGCCGGAACCCACTCGACGAAATCCACTGGCTCATCGCGGAAAGGAGACTTCGCGTGAACGGCCGCCCGAATCGCGTTGATAGTTTCGACACTAGGATTGTCCAGCGCGGTTATCAATTCGATGATCTTTTGCATTTTCTTCCTCAAAAAGACCGCCCCCGAAGGGGCGGCCGTGTTGCGTCAGGCTAGGTAGCCGTTTTGCTTCATGGTGTCCAGCGTCCAACCTCCCGCTAGGAAGGCTTCAAGCGTGACGCCTGTCGCCAAGCCCTTGGCGGACAACTGCGGACCAGCCGGGGGTGGCGGGGCAGCAGCAGGCACCGGGGCAGCAGGAAGGCCCAAAATCGCCGCGTTGGGCGCGGCACCGACGGCAGGCGGTACGAATGCACCGGCCAGCGGGGGCGGGGCTTGGAAGCCCGTTGCGGGCGCGGGAGCGCCCATTGCGCCGATCGGGGTCAAGCTGGCCCCGGGCGGCAAGACGACGCCCTTTCCAAAACCGACGGTCTTGACATCAACGCCGTGGACGATCCGTTCGCCGTTGGCAACCTTCGCGACCGCGACCGGGTTCAGATAGACACCCGGCTTGCTCGACGAAGCGTTTCCCTTGCAGTTGACGACGACTTGGACATAGTCGCCCAAGTTGATGTCGGCCGCCGGAACCGGAAGCGTCCCGTCGATGTTGCAAGTCTGAATCGGCGATTGATCCTCGAAGGTCATGACGGCCATGTTCAAAATCCAGTTTCCCGGATAGCCTTCGCGGCTCGCGTTCGTCTTGCCCTTCAAGTTCGGAATGACGCTGTCGCCGTCTTCGATCTTCCAACTGAACGACGGGTTTTGCGCCAGCGGGCCGAATGCGGATTGGCCGACTTGCAAGACCTTCGCGCCGTATTCGGTTTGGTACCATGCGGACGTGCCGTTCTTCGGTACTGCGACGGCGATATAGAACTTAAACATCGGTTTGCCCTGCCCTGCGCCGGTCTTGCCGACTAGGGGCTTGCCGTCCGCGTCTTTCGTTTGCGATTTCGTTAGCGATCCGCCGACCAGACGGCCGACGGGGTTTGCGGGGGTTAAAAATTGAACTGTGTCGTTTGCCATGTCAACTCCTACATGAAGGGACTTCGATACTACTTCAAGATTACGCTTGTGTAAATACCCGGCGCAAAAATCCGCCGTCGTCCTGAACTAGCTTGACCTTGCCCGGCGGCGTCTCGCTGAATTGCGCGATCAGTTCGGCCGGAATGCCCGCCGTGATTGCCTGCTTGGGCGTGATCGGCGACGACTCGGTCAATTTGATCTTGAACGTGTCCCCGAGCGCTTCGACCGCTGCGACGGGAACCTTCCAACGTTGGCGCCCTTGGCCTTGCTCGATCCGATATCCGGGGATCTGCTTGCCTGACTTGGCCGTGGATAGTGCGACCTCCTCAAGCCCCGACAATCGCGCTTTCAGTAGGTCTACGGATCTTTGCATGGTCCGAAGCTCTAGTCCCATCGCCGCAGGCTCCAACTCCATCGGAGTCGATACGCTTGCCCAATCGGCAATTCGCATCGTAGCTTGCTGAAGTGTCGTACAGAATGCGCGAGCGCTGCAATATCCGCATTCGTCTCCGGTGCGACATTCGGGATTGTCTCCTTGTGCTGCGACAATTGCTGCCCGGATTCGATTGCGCATCGCGCGAATTTCTGGAGCCATTACTGACCACGTCCGAACCGGACCCGCTACACTATAACTACGCGGTTGAATGATACGGAAAACGAGTCGCATGAACTGCTCTTGTCGGCCATCGATTCTGAGTTGATCTAAAATCATACACGCATAAGTGACAAGTTGCGGATTCTCGAAGACTTCGACATGCCCGTGTCCAAACTTGTAATCGTTGATTTCGATCACAGCCCCGACATGACTCCATGAATCGGGAGTACCTCTCATAGTTGGATGCAAATCGAGACACGGCGATAATCGTTCTTCGATATGATGCGGACCGTCGCCAATAGCTTCGATATACATCTCCGCACCTTCGATCATTTCCCAAGTGACAGGAATCCCGTTTGGCGTCGGATCATTGACTCGATGAACTCTCCCTTGTGCCAGTTCGGCCGCCACCCAATGCGCCGCCGTACCTTCGGCGGCAGCATCAGATGATCCGGCGTTAGGAAACTGGCGCGTCAGTTTCCACGAACCGGGGCATTGGATTACCCGCGCTATGGATGATGGATGCATCAGACCCCCAACTTCGTACAAACGGCGGCAAGGATGTCCGGCCGCGCTTGCAACAGGCCCCATGTCTCGACGCCGAATGATGCGAGAACTGCATCGACATCGGCCGTCTTGATCTTCCCGGCGGCGATACACGTCACCATTCGCAGGGTTGCTGCGTTGAAGTCGGGTAGGGGCGTTCCGGGCGCGGGCGCTGCACCGGGGGCCGGAAGCGCTTGTATCTTGCGCATTTCCTTTTCGACTTCCTCTGCGACTTCAGGCAAGACGCCGCGCTTTTTCTTCCAAACCCCTTCGGCCGTCATCGTCTTCGTCGATGCGTGGATTCGCGCATCCCAAGGTAAACCGGCCTTGTCGGTCGTCGGTATGATGGGCGTGATCGCGGGCGGCGGCGGCGGAACGACGTTAGCGGGCGGGATGGGGACGGCGGGCGGCGGTACGGAAGGCGAAGTCGTCGGACCATTCTGCGCGAACACGGCTGCCAAGTTTATCGAAGTATCCGTCGGAACCTCGGGGACAGTCGGCGGAACTGGCGCAGCCACAATAGAGGGGACAGGGGCCGCGCTCGGGGCGTTTGGGAACGGCAATTCCAACTGGATCGGATCAGTCTGCGGCGTGACGCTGGCCTTGAAATGGTATAGATATTCAACTGCGTCCTTGTCGGTCAATGTAATCGTGATTGCCATGTCGTTTTCTCCTAGGGGGTTGACAGCGAACAAAGCGGAGGTTAGCATCTTGTTGTCGGAGTTGTCAACAGGGGTCGAAAGTGTCGACGGCGCGATGATCCGATGTCGGACGCTATTGCGGGCGAATCTCCAATTGTTGAGACCCGCATTAAACACTTCGAAAGGTAATCGCCAATGGCCGGGGATGGTATGAAGTTGCGACCTTATCAAGCCCAATTGTTGACCGATATTCGGTTGGCTTGGAACGCCGGGGCGCAAAATGTCCTGGCCGTCGCGCCGACCGGCTCGGGCAAGACGGTCCTATTCACCGAAGTCCTGCGCCAGCATGAAGGATGCAGCGTCGCCATCGCGCATCGTCAGGAACTTGTTGGACAGATCAGCATCGCCCTGGCTCGCAATAATGTCCGGCATCGGATCGCCGCGCCGTCGAGCGTGATCCGCAACATCGTCAGCGTTCACATGCGCTTATTCGGCCGCAGCTTTTACAACCCATCGGCGCATTGCGCGGTCGCGGGTGTTGACACGTTGATTCGGATGGACGCGGAAGATGCATGGTTCAAACAAGTGACGCTCGGCGTGCAGGATGAAGCGCACCATATGCTGAAGGCGAACAAATGGGGCCGGGGCGCCTTGATGTTCCCGAATGCTAAATGGTTGGGCGTGACCGCCACGCCGATGCGCGCCGACGGCCAAGGGCTTGGCGTCGATGCGCAAGGAATCTTTCATGCGATGGTTCAGGCGCCGACAATGCGCGATCTTATCCGTATGGGGTATCTGACTGATTACCGGATCTTCGCGCGCGACGTAGCCGACCTTCACCTTGACGACATTCCGATCAGCGCGGGCGGCGATTTCAGCCTTGACCCGCTAAGGAACGCCGTACATGAATCACACATCGTTGGAAACGTTGTCGAGCATTACTTGCAACTGGCACCGGGAAAACTCGGCGTCACGTTCGCCGTCGATGTCCAGTCGGCCCATGATATCGCCGACGCTTTCAAAGCGGCAGGCGTCCCCGCTGCCGTGGTCAGCGCGGATACGCGGGATTCGGATCGTGTCGCAATTCTTGAACAATTCCGACGCCGCGACTTGCTGCAATTGGTGAACGTTGACATTTTTGGCGAAGGATTCGACCTACCGGCGATCGAAGTCGTATCGATGGGGCGCCCGACGCATTCCTTCCCATTGTTCGCCCAACAATTCGGCCGGACACTGCGGGTCATGGTTGGCGACATATACGCCCGCAATTGGGACGCATACAGCGACGCGGAGCGGCTGATTAGCATCGCCAATTCGACAAAGCCGCAAGCGATCATCATTGACCACGTTTCCAACGTGTACCGGCTTGGACTACCTGATGCGCCGCAATATTACACGCTGGCCGGGCAGAATCGACGCGAGCGCGTCATCGTTCCGGTCAAGACTTGCTCGGAATGTGGTGCGTCATACATCCGCGCGGAAGTTGCCTGCCCATACTGCGCCTTCGCGCCCGAACCGATCGAACGCAGTTCGCCGCGCGCGGTCGATGGGGACTTGCAGGAATTGGACCCGATGATCTTGGACGCCCTGCGCCGCGAGATTGACCCGGCCCCGCGCTTCCCCTATGGCGCAGATGCCAAGGTCCGGGGCGCTATCATGAAGCGCCACGCCGAGCGCTACGAAGCGCAAGTCGAACTGCGCAAGGCGATGGCGCTATGGTGCGGCCAGCGGACGCAGGATCAAGACGGCCCGGCGCTGCGCAAGGCGATCAAGGAATTCTATCTGACCTTCAATATCGATGTACTGTCAGCGCAAGCCCTGCCGCGCAAGGATGCCGACCAGTTGACGCGTGAAATCTATAGGAGGATGACATGACCTTTGACGAATGGAAATCTATCTATCCTGACGCCGCCGCCGATCTGGCCGCCGCCTTGATCTTCGAGCCTGACGCGGGCATGCTCCCTACCGAGTTGGGGCCGCATGAAACGCAGATTCAAGCCGCCGTTCGATTGGAAGCGTCGGCCAAAGGTGGCCGTCTTTGGCGAAACAATGTCGGCGTCCTGCGCGACAGCAAGGGGCGGCCGGTTCGATATGGACTTTGCAACGATTCGCCGCGCATGAATGCGTCGCTGAAATCGGCTGACCTTATCGGCCCGATGCCGGTCATCGTCACGCCGGACATGATAGGTCAAACGATTGGACGGTTTACGTCGCGCGAAGTCAAGGCGGCGGACTGGCATTACACCGGCACCGACCGGGAAATCGCGCAGTTGAAATGGGCTGCGCTTGTCAATTCACTCGGCGGCGACGCCAAGATCGTCAACTCTACAGGGAGTTTGTAAAATGAAGATCGAAATCAAATTCAGATTTACCCCCGACATTTTGTTTTCTATAGAGGCCGATAGTATTAAGATCGCGCTTGAATCTGCTGTAAGCGTGCAAACGAACCTGCGCGGCGCGGGCCTGCGCAACGCGGACCTGCGCGGCGCGAACCTGCGCGGCGCGAACCTGCGCGGCGCGGACCTGGACGGCGCGGGCCTGCGCAACGCGGACCTGCGCGGCGCGAACCTGCGCGGCGCGAACCTGCGCGGCGCGAACCTGGACGACGCGGACCTGGACGGCGCGGACCTGCGCGGCGCGGGCCTGCGCAACGCGGACCTGCGCGGCGCGAACCTGCGCGGCGCGAACCTGCGCGGCGCGAACCTGGACGACGCGGACCTGGACGACGCGGACCTGGACGGCGCGGACCTGCGCGGCGCGGGCCTGCGCGGCGAAAAATTGAAAAAAACACCATTGGTAGTTCTTAATTTACAATGGGACGTGTTGATTACTGACTCGTACATGACTATAGGTTGTCAGCGTCACACACATTCATCGTGGAACAATTTCGATGAATCGTCAATTCGAAAAATGCATCCGGACGCGTTCGATTTTTGGAAAACATGGCGATCCGCGTTGCTGTCCCTATGTGAAGGACATTCCAAATGAGACAAGACCCGAAAGACCGCCGCAAGGAAATTCTAGCCACCGCGCTGCGCATGTCAGTCAATTACGGCTACCAGCGCGTGACCCGCGCCGACATCGCGGGTGCCGCGAAGTGTTCCGAAGCGCTGGTCAGCCACTATTTCACGACTATGACGCAAATGCGCCGGGCGATCATGCGGGAAGCGATCCTGCGTCAAAGTTTGCCGATACTGGCGCAAGGGCTGGCAATGGGCGATCCGCAAGCGCAAAAAGCCCCGGCCGCACTTCGTCAACTTGCCGCTGAGACGCTGCGATGAAGCGACCCCCTTACGAACGCGGCGTCCTGTTGTTCAAGAAAGGCGAGACGGACCGCGCCGCCGAAGTCTTCCGCCATTATCCGAACCACCCGCAAGCGCTGACCTTTCTCGGGGCAATCGCCAATCAGCGGAAAGACTTCCATTCCGCCGGGCATTTCCTGAACCGCGCCTTGAAGATCGACCCGAGCAACCATACCGCACACTTTTTCTTGGGCACGGCATTGAACGGGATGGATCGGACAGCCGAAGCGCGGGTCGCGTTCGAATGGACGCTGGCGATAAAGCCCGATCACGCCTTCGCGCTGATCCAACTCGGGCGGCACGCCGAAGCGTTGCCGATCCTCGAAGCGATGGACGCCCGCGATCCGGCGGTACGCACGGCCACGGCGATAGCATGGCAAGGCATCAACCGATCCGACAAGGCTTTGGAATTGCTCGCGAACCCCGGCGACGATCCGGCGGCCAATTGGGCGCGGGCGATATCCCTGTTACAGTTGGGCCGGTTCGATGAAGGATGGACCGCCTTCGAATGGCGCTACCAGCATTTGAACATCGGCACAAAGGCCGCCGACGACGCCGATCGGCTTTGGCGCGGGCAGTTCGACATCGCGGGCAAGCGCGTCCTACTCTATCGCGAACAAGGATTCGGCGACGCGATCCAATTCGCCCGGTTCGCGCCGATCCTGGCCGACCGGGGCGCGACGGTCCTTATCGAACGAACCCCCGGACTCGACATTCTCGGAACTCTGCGCGGCGTGACGATGGTCGAAACGCCCCAGCCGTCGGACATCGATTGTCATTGTCCCTTCCCCGGCCTGCCAAACGCGCTTAGGATCGGCGCGGCTGTCGGGATGGACCGACCATACCTGTCGGCCGATCCGGAGCGTGTAGCGAACTGGGCGCGTCGTCTAGGGGCACGAATGCGGCCCCGGGTTGGGCTGGCATGGTCAGGGAACCCCCGGCATCAGAACGATACGAACCGGTCGATGACGCGGGAAATGTTCAATATACTTGACACTTTTGCGGACGTGTACCCGGTCCAACCTACGGATGACTGGCCGCTTGACGGGTTCGATGACACGGCGGCCCTGATGATGAATCTTGACATGATCGTGTCCGTGGACTCGGCGCCCGCCCATCTGGCCGGGGCGCTCGGGTTGCCGCTCATCATCATGTTGCCTTGGGCGCCGGATTGGCGCTGGCAACTGGACCGGGATGATACGCCGTGGTATCCGACCGCCGTTTTGCTTCGTCAAGAACGGCCGGGAGATTGGAATGGCGTAGTGGCGCGAATTTTAGCAACTGTTCAACGGCTGTAATTGCCCCGGCCGTGTCGGGTCATTATCGGCTTGTCGCCGGTATTGCCCGACGGACCGCAGCCGCCTTCGGGGGACATATGCGTCTGCGGGCTGTCCTTCGTTTCCGAATGGATCATGGTGGACGCCGAGCGCTCGAGCGCTCGCTTGTTGCCGCCCGCCGGGGGCGTTGCGCCGGAACCCGATGGCATTTTGGATGGGTACGACTTTTCGGCCACGACCTTCGTCGCTTCGCCCTTGTCTTTCTTCAACGCCATGATGGTCCCCTTGAATTGGAAGCGCGGGCGGCGGTTTAGCCTTTGATCGTTGGCCGTCAGGCCATGCGGAACCCGCGCAGGAGCCTATTCTACCACCTTTAGCTTGAACACGCTCCGCTCGGAACGGAGGGACATGCGGCGGCCGACGACGCCGGCCGCATCATCCGGGTCCGGAAAGAATTGGACGCACGGCCAGCTACACTTCCCGGCGGCCATCATCCGGGCCTTAAATTCGGGCGTGCAATCGATGCAGGCGAAGTCGAGGACGCCGGGCCGCTCAGTATGCGCGGCGCGTAGCCATTCCCGCCAATCTTCGACCGGAAAGCAATCCGGTCGCGCCCTTGGATCACGCATGCCATTCCCCGTCAATGATAAGGATGATTTGTCGCTTGCCGTCGGCGTTGACCGCGACGTGAGCATTCAACCATGATGAAGCGCCATGATTGTATTCGAGACGCAGGCGCGTCGATGTCCCGGCCTGATAGCAACCCTCGTTGATGCCGGGACTATGGCCGTGGCCGATTACGGACTTGATGCCGATCCGGCGCAGATTCTTGATGCTGCCCCGCGCCCCGTTCGGACCCCGGTCGCCGTGACCGCTCAACTCGATCCCGCCCAATACAAACGAATCATCGGTATCCAAAGCCCGTACATTATCCCATCCATCCTGCCGATTGATGCGCAGCGCGAACGGATTCGGATATTCGGTGCCCCCTGGACCCATACGAGTCCGCTTGACCATTTCGAGCGCAGTTTCCAGATAGAATTCTGCGTTCGTCGGATCGGTGCGCCAGTCGTTCGTAGCAATCCAGCGGCGCAGGAAGTCATCATGGTTCGACGATACGATGACGGATTGCGTGTCGTCTCGGGTCATGTTCTTGACAAAGCACATAGCCTCGACGACTTCCGCTTCGACATCATCGGCGTCCGCGTTGCGCTTGGCGATCTTGTGAAACGGGTTCGCGCCGTGGTGCGGATTACAGGAATGCCCGTCGAGCACGTCATGCCAGATCAGATGCGTCGGGCGGATCGTTTCGATGATCCCGCCAAGCCCGAAGGTCGCCTGTACGACATCCGGGTCAACGAATCGAACATGCGTGTCGCCCATGACCAGCGCGAGCGCGCGCGGGGCCTTGATAGACTCGCCGGTCGGCCGATATTCCCGGTCCAAGTCAATGCAGGAATCACCATTGAAATGAAGCTGCCGAATGTGGAATTTCGACCCGTCCAGTTCCACCATGATCGCGGAAAGGGAATGGTGAAAGGCGGCGATATGGCCGACCCGACTATCCGTGTAGTTCGGGATCGTACACGCGCCCGTCGTCGTCAAAATCTTAGCCATAGCGTTCGATGGCGCGGCGATAGAGCGCATTTCCAGTTTCGTATGCCCTAGGATAGCGGAAGACGCTCCGGCGATCGCGTCGGCCCCGCTGGTCGGGGCGCTGGCCGTCGGTTGAATCTTGATGTCGGCCAGCAGCGTCAAATTCTTGTTCAGTGCTCGACGCTGATTGAAAAGGAACGGCCGAACTTCATCGACCCAAAATTCCTCGTTGCTCTGGCTCCCGGTCCATTCTGATGTCGGGTTTTTGTACCGCATCGGGATAACCAGCAGTTCGGCTTCTTTCTCGCCCGCCATGTTGCGCAGGATCGACCACCATACCGGATCGACCGGCGTCGCGTTTAAGGCCGACGTGATAATGAAGCGTTTGGCTTGGCTGATGTCGCGATCGTATACGGTCGAAGTAGGTCCGACCGTTCGCATTGGATCGACCGGAACAGGAACATCGGCCGTCAATTGGCGCGCGTTCGCCATCATGCGCCGGGACTTGAACGTCTCGCGCGGGATGCCAAGATGTCGCGCCCCGCCCGACTCGCCGAATTCGTTGTAAGCGGCGAGAATCTTGCGCAGTTCGTCATCTGATGGGCGTTTGACAGGCATGTCATTCCTTTTCGTCGATATGGGGGAAGAATTCTTTTTCCAGGGCGTTGATGACCTCATGTTCGGCCGCTTCCGTATCTACGTGGTCAATCCCCTTTTCAGCGGCGACCATTATCAGACGGCGCAGCAGAACGTGCCCGCATTCGTGGTAGGCGGTGCGCTCCAAGTTCAAGTCGGTCGGTTCCTCGGTCTTCCATTTCGACGGCAAGCGGTATGCCGCCAAGCAGGCGTCGTCGGTAAATTCGACTTCCGACATATAGGTCGTTTTCTTCGGACTGTATTCGATGCGCCAGCGCGTCAACCCTAGCTTGTGTTGCCAATGCCGCATGAAGGCTTTGAACTTCTTGCGATGCTCGGGGCCAAGAGGATAGCCCGGCGCGGGCGGCGGCGCATCAGTCATGATTACCCCTTTGTCAGCGCGGCATGTAATCGCGCATTGAACCAGCGGCGCAATACGAATCCGCGCACAATCGACACGACCATGAAGACGCAGCCGATCAGCAAGTTCTGGCCGATGGTGAATTTTGCGCCAAAAATCGGATACAGCACAAGCTGAACGCCGAGATTGATAACATATCCGATCAGCGTTTGCGCGGCCGCTTCGACAAACGATCCTAGTCTAGTTTGCATCTTCGATTTCCTTTCGCGCGGCGGCCAGCGCCGCTTGAAGTTCCCAGACCGTCTCGCCGTTCGGCCCGACAATGAACTGCCGCCAAAGATAATTGATCGCATTGTTCGTGTAGCCCAATTGCGGCTTGTACTGCGTCGGCTGACGCTCGGGGCGCGGCTGCGCGGCCGCCCGACGCTGTTCGTATGTCCCGCGCTTCTTAGCTTCGCCCATATCAATCCCCCATGTAGCGGACACCTGTGACCCGGCGATCGCGCTTCAAGAATTTCAGTTGACGACGGAACGACATGAAGGGCCAAAACACCGTCGAGCGCTGTTCGAAGATCGGCCGGTCTTCCTTCTTGTCAAATCCAACTTCGACGTTGACCGTTCGGACCTTCATGCGGTCGAACCCGGCGAACGCGGCCAGCTTCGCTTCCCTGCGTAGACGCTTTGCAACGGTTCCCCTCATTTGCGGCCCCCTTCCTTCGCCCGTGCGCGCGCGGCGTTGGCCGCGATGACCTTGATCTTGCAGCGCGCCGACTTGTCTTTCTTGCGCGATCCGCGCCCGCCGCCCTTGCGTGCCGACTTGGCCGTCGGCGTGCCTTTGAAGATTGCCATCTATGTCCCCATCGCGAATGCGACGTTCGCCGCCGCGTAGCTGAAGAACGCAGCCGCCATCGGCGCGTTGCCTTCGATCACGAATTCCATCGCCTGCCAAACGTACAGCACGGCCGCGATGACCAGCGGCGCACGCTTCATACCGGAATGCCAAACAGCAACACACGGCCGGTCGCGTCATCGTCGTACCTCGCGGCAATCGCCAGCTTCGCGAATTCAATGTGATACGCGATGATTTCTTCACCGAAGTCTTCCATTTCTTCGCGGGACTCGACCGGCCCGGCTTGCGGTTTGATCGTAGTGGCGGCTTGATGCATCATGTCGAGGATGCGCTTGCGCTGTTCGCTGGTAATCATGGCGTTTTCCCTTTCAATGTTCGTTGACCCGTCAAATACTTCATTCCTGCAACTTGTCGCGCTACGTCGGCGATCATCGCGCCTTGCAGATGGCCGGGGTCGATCACTTCGAGCGTGGCGCCCAACATCAGCGCCCATAGCGGAGCATGAACTATCCCGCCCTGGAAGTCAAGAAGTGTTTTTGCCGTTCTGCTGCTGATCGTGGTGCAGGGTTCCGGGCCGCCCCAAACGCCCCATGCGACATCGCACGCGGTAATGAACCGGCGCAAAACGCCGTGATTCGTGTTCGCCGCAAGTTCCGCGTCATTGACAAAGGTCACAAGGTACAGATGCGGAATGCGCGCCGCCAGCGTATCACGAATTGCCATGTTGATCCCCCGTTGGAAGGGGATCATTATACTTGCGCGCGAACAAGATCGCTTTGACGAATTTGGCTTCATCGACCAGCCATTCGCCGTTATGATGAAAGCCGACCGCCTTCGCGATCTGTAGCGGGGTCACAGATCACCCGTTTCGTACATGGCCGCAGCCAAACACAGCGCCGTCGCGCGCCAAGCGTAGATCGGCCCGGCATCGAGCGCGACATAGATCAGATCGGGTCGGAAGATTTCGCCGAAGTCGCCGCGATACCGTGAAGGTATGTCAGCGGCCGCCATCGCGGTCCAGCACAGATCCACGACCCTGCGCTCGACGGCGGCCGCAGCCATGCGGAACTTGTCATCGATGGTCATCACACCCCCGACAGCATGTCGATACCGGACAGCAACAGCCAAAGGATGCCGTACACGCAAGCGACGGCAATCAAGATGCCGAACAGCAATTCGTTGATTTTCATCGTATAGCTCCTATGACGCCGTCGCCGTCTTCAGGTGGTGGCAACATGAAGGCCGGTACCGCTCGAGGGCGATCAAACTGTTCCATGAACGAAGACGCTTGCGCAATCGGCGATATTGATCCCGGACCATTTTTGATATCTTCCGGCTGCGGGAAAATGATTTCGAGCAACGGGCCGGGAGGTATATGCGCGAGAATTTCGGTGTCGAGCGCGTCGGCGTTAGCCTGCGCGGCCATATCAGTCGCGATCCGCTGGTACACTTCATCGCAAGTCATCATGAGATTGCTTGACGGCGCTTGTGGCAGACGCGACCCGCGCGACAGCGGAGCGCCCCGCGCTTCAAGCGCTTCTTGCAACTGCGCAAGCGCGCGCCATGCGACTTTACCTTCATGCAAGAAGCCGTCATCGTCGATCGTCCCGCGTTCGCTCTGATGGCGCTGAATGCAGTCGGCATGGTCGCTAGACTTGCCACGCGCCCAGTGCAACGGTTGGCCGGGATTGTGTTTGTCGTTCCCGGCTTTGGATATCTGTGCAACGTAGGCCAAGGCCGCCGTAAAATAGTCGATGCATCCCGTTTGCAACGGGATATCCTTGCGCTCGGCGGAATCAGTCGGAAGGGTTGTCGTCATTACGGTACTCCCGGATAAGGCGGTCAAGTCGGCCGATGGTTGCGTCCTGGCATAGCATTGGGGCAATTTCCTTGATGTCAGCGATCGGCAGATTCCACCATTGTAGGCGCAACAGCCGCTCGATGATGGCGTCGTCGAAGCGACGGGCGATTTCTTTGGCCGGGTTGCCGCCGACGATCACGTACGGCCCGACGGACTTGACGACATGCGCGTTCGCGGCCAGCACCGCACCATCGCCGATCGTCACGCCCGACATGATGGTCACATTCTGGCCGATCCATACGTCATTTCCGATCGTCACGTCGCCCGCCGTCACTTGGACGCCCTGAATGTCGAACGGACCTAATTCGCCGTCGTCTGTGAAGACCTTCCCGAATGGATAGGTCGTCATCCAATCCGTGCGATGGTTGCCGCCGAGAAAGATGTTCAATTGCCCGGCGATCGAGCAGAACTTGCCGACCGTCAATTGCGTGTTGTCGTCGGGCCATCGATGAATGCGCAGGCCCGGCCCGCAGTAGGTAAACGCGCCAACTATGTCGCCCATTATTGTCCCCATCCGATCATGAAAAGGTAATAGACTGCACGCGATGCCGCGCCCGCTGCGACGATAAGAAGCGGCGCCACGACGAAGATGAACGCGGTAATGCCCGCACCAATGGCCACACTCGACAGCCATGCGGGCCAATGGGCGCGGGGAGGGGCTTCCGTGCGAATGAAACTCTGCTGCATATCAGGACGCGCTTGCGACGAATAGAATTTCGCCATCGCATTATCCATGCGTGCAAGCTGCGCCAATGGCGAGAAGTCGGGTTCAGACATGACATCCCCTATTCGCAACGGCGTCGGCCAGTCGCGCGACTTCGCGGGCCAATATCAGCGTCGCAAGCGTTTGCGGGACAGCCCAAGGCGTCGTGCCCTGGACCGTTTCGATTTCAGCGATCGCCCGTTCTATATACGAATCCATGCGCTTACAGTCGAGTTTCGTCTTCGGGATGATCGAGCGCGCCTCCGGCTCGAAGCGACTGATAAGCGGCGAACGCTTTGTCAAAGATCGCTTCGAAGTCGTCCTGCTCGGACATGGCAACAGTCAGCTCGGCGATAGCGTCATCGACTTCTTGTTCAATCGATCGGATGTAGGCTCGGGAGTTGGCGACGTTGATCCCGGCGCGGACCATTGCGACGTGCGCCGCTTCGATAGCATCGACCGCGTCATTTTCTTCGGCGACCAGTGTCGCGGGATATTCGGGTTCGGCATGGCAGGGGCAAGTCTGATCGGTCATGCTCGTTCTCCGGTTCGTTTACGTGAAAGCTCCCGGAGCGTAATCCGAACCCGGCCGGGCTGTCAAGCCCCCGGTTCCCGCATTTGTGGTATGATGCGCCTGTCAGGGGAGCAAAACCATGCCGCTTATCCATTCGACCAGCAAGAAGGCCATCGGGGAAAATATCGCGATCGAGAAGCACGCGCACCCCGACATGCCCATCAAGCAGGCCGAAGCGATCGCGTTCAGCGAACAGCGTCAGGCCGAATCTCACGGTAAGAAGAAAGCAGAATCTCACATTCACCGCGCGACGCGCAAGTAAGGAACGACTATGGCTTCCAAAATGTCACAATCCGGCACCGACTACGGCACGCGCGGCGAAACCGGCGAACGTGCACCCAAGGGCGCGGCTGCGGCCGACAAATCCAGCACCGGACGCGGATCGAGCGGTCCGAAGATGGCCGGTTCAACCGGATCGTCCATGCGTCAAGCTGGCACCGACTACGGCACAAAAGGCGAGACGGGCGAAAAGACCCCCGGCGACGCGAAGGCGTCGGACGGCGGCGGCGAGCGTCGCGCCAGCATGGCGGGCGGCGTTGGAATGGGCCAAGCCGACGCGATCGTCGGTCGCGATGCCAGCCATCTGGGCAAGCAAGACGGCCGTCAAGGCGAACTGAAGGAAGGCCGCCATTCGGAAGGCCATTTTTACAAGCACGGCAAAGACGACTACAAACCGAAGGCTTGACAAGACCCGCTGAAGCGGGCATTCTTAGGGCGACCCGATCAGACGGTCGCCCTTTTTCTTGGAGAACGCAAATGCACAGCGGAAAGAAGTTCCACCCGAAGCAGACATACATTCAAGTCGAAATCATCGGATCGGTACAAAGCGCGATCATCGACTTGTCCGCATTGAAGGAAAAGCCCTGTCGCGGGCGCATCATGGCGATCGGCCCCGGCGTCGATCCCGAAGCGGTCAAGGTCGGCGACGTGGTCAGTTTTTCCCCGCAACTGAAATACCCAAACATCGAATTCGATTGGAAGAACGCCCGTACCCGGGTGATCCAACAAGCCGACATCGAATTCGTGATCGAGGATTTCGACGATGTTGCCGCCTAACTTCCCCGATGACACGCTGTTCCTGATGCGAGCCTGTTGGGCAGGCATTTCCTGCTACATCCTGGCCGCGATCGCCGTCATGTTCTTCATCCCGAAGGGCAAGACTCGGGCGATCATGGCGGCGTCTATCGCGCTCGGGTTCGCCATCGCGACTGTCTTGTTGTCCGTCATGTTCATGATGTCGAGGTTATCGCAATGAAGGACTTTGCCGGGATCATCTTCGCGCTGTTGCTCGATTTCAGATGGTGGATCGCCGCTGTCCTGATTATCGCTACATTCTTCGGACTGTGCCCCCTAGCCCGCGCCGAAGAACACGACACCGACATCATCGCGACGTGGTTCGCTCATGACGATTCATGGACGATATTCATTCAACGCGGCGCCAACGGATGCGAGAAGGGCTCGCATTACGCTTTCGCAATCGATAACGGCGAATTCAATCACGGTTGCGCGTTGTCGCTTCCGCATGATGGCTGGCGCATCGATTGGGAAGGCGGCGGGTCGTTCACGATTCCGGGCAAGGACAGTTTGAAGCCTTGGCATCCTGGCCCCGGAAACCTACAAACACTGAAGGACATGCAACTATGAGCCATGTCAGCTTTCACGGCCCCGGCCTACCGGCCGGATACGACCCCGTTCACAAGATGGCCGCAGCCGCATACAGCCATACCGATCATGCGGATTGCAATCATCAACTTGACGGCCTTACTCCTGTCGCGCTCGGCGACACGTTGACGTATACGTGTCGCAATTGTTTCGCTCACGCGACATTCAAACGCTACACTAGCCCGGCCCGCTGGCCCGAACGGATCAAGCGATGATTTATCCTAATGGCGTCATCGTCGAATTCGATCTGACGGTTTGCGAAGACTTGCCGCCCGAGTTGGCCGCGTTCGCCCATTCGATGCATCTAACCGGCATGACCAGCGGTCTTCTAATGGCGGCGCAAGCGATGGCCGAGTCGATCCACGCGACGAATCACATTCGCGACGGCGACGACTTCAAGGAAGCGTTCGGCAATGCGTTTGCCCTGCGCTTCAAGAAGATCAACGAACAAATGAAAGCGAAGATGAAGCCATGAAAATCGAAAATGCACGCGCGGCGCTAGTCAAGCCCGAAGGTGTTCCATATTGCGCATACACCGAAGAAATGCGCGAACTGCGTCAGTACGTGATCGCGATCGACAATTGGCTCGTTCGTTGGGATGCTGTCATCGATGGCGTACAATACTGCTGCAAGAAGATCCCGCCCAAAGGGATGGTCTTGCCGGTCGATGATTGGATTCGCGGCGAGCGCGTAAACGCGCTTCGCGAAATGATGAACATGGCAATGGACGGCGTTCAAACGACGCTTGAAATCGTATGATCGAAGGTGTCTGCACGCATTGGCAAGGCTTTTTCGGCTTCATCGAAGGCGATGACGGCGTCAACTATTTTGCCCATCAGACGGCGATCCGCACCGCGAAGAAAGGCGAATTCCGCATGCTGATCCCCGGCGAGCGGTACAAGTTTCAAGTCGCGCAAGCAGAGCGCGGCCCGATGGCGATCGGCATCGTTCGGATACTGTAAGGAATACCAATATAAAATTGACAGTACTGGCAATGTTGCCAGTTTCGCAAACGAAAACGCGGGCGCATAATGCGCGGCCCTGCACGAAAGGCACCACCCCATGACAGCACGCATCATCGCAGCCGCCGTCGAATTAGCGCGCGTTGGATTTGGAATCATCCCCTGCAACTCTGACAAGACCCCCCGAATTCTCTGGAAACAATACGGCCCGATGCGAGACCCGGCCGTCATCGCCGCGTATTGGACGCTATGCCCCGATGCGCTGGTCGGCTACACGCCGCCCGAAGGCTGCATGGTCGTCGATGTCGATCTTGCTGGCCTTGCAGGGCTGTCCGACTGGCCGTCCGGGGGTTGGCAGTACCGGACCCGCTCGGGCGGCCTGCACGCCGTTCTGGCCCTTCCGAAAGGCATTCAAGGCAAGACGGACACCGGTAAAGCCGCCCCCGGCGTTGACCGGCGCGGCCATATGTCCGGATACGCGATTGCATGGTTCCTGCACGGCTGCGAATTCACCGGTGACGGCGGGGCCTACCAGCCCGCGCCGGAATGGACATGGCGGGATCTGATCGGCCAGCGGGCCGCGACGAATTCCAAGCCCTTCGGGCTGTCCGAATCCGAGTTGCGCGCGCTGGCCGCGCGGGCGATCAAGCAGGCCGACCGATACGACAATTACGACGAATGGTTCCAACTCGGGATGATGCTGCACCACGAAACAGGCGGGTCAGAGCTCGGGCTTGAACTGTTCGACCAGATCAGCCGCGCCGCGCCGAAGTATGACCCGGCCGAAATCCCGAAGAAATGGCGCAGTTTCCGATCCGACGAAGGCGGCCTGCGCATTGCCAAGCTGATCGAGGACACCGGCTCCAAGGATCTGGCCCGCGCCAGCGGCGCGCGCGCGGCATTCCGGGAACAGGCGATCGCATCAGAAATTGATACATCATTAGCGCCAGAACGACAAAATGCCGTCGTCGTAAGCGCTGGGGCGACAGGCGAAGTCGTCGCCGCACTGGACGCTGCGGCCGATCAAGAAGCCCTAGCAACCGTCCTTCTTGACCACGGCGTTGCCTACAATCCGGATAAGGCATGGTTTTGGGGCACCGCGCAGAACGTGAATCTCGCCGTCCGCGTGCCCCTGCCCGGCGGGCACCGATACGCCTATGACACCTTCAAGTCCACGATCGTCTATCAGTGCCACGACGACCCAGCAGATGACGGCTGGCGCCCCCTGGACGATGTCGAAATCCACGAATGCCGCCAGCGCCTATTCGACGCGCGCTTCGATCCCGAGACGACGATCACGAAAGTCCGGGACGCGATCTATCTACTCGCGCACCGCAACGAATTCGACAGTGCCCAAATGTGGCTCGATCGGCAAGTTTGGGACGGTGTCGAGCGTGTCCCGACCTTCATGCGCGATTATTGCGGGTCCGAAGACACGCCGTACAGCAACGCGATCAGCCGCTATCTATGGACCGCCGCCGCCGGGCGCATCATCAGCCCCGGCTGCCAAGCCGACATGGTCGTCGCATGGATCAGCCCCGAGCAGGGCTTGCAAAAGTCGCAGAGCATCAAGGCGATGAATCCATCATGGGAGAACTACACGACGCTCAACCTTGCCGAGCGCGACGACAACCTGACGCGCAACACGTTCGGGATGCTGATCTGCGAATTGGGCGAAATGCGCGGCATCCTGAAGGGCGCCGACATCGAAGGCGTCAAAGTTTGGCTGACGAAGGGCGCGGATTTCCACGTCCCGAAGTACATACAGAACGGCTCGCTGATCGCCCGCCGATTCGTCCTGATCGCCACGACGAACGAGGGCGAAATGCTGAACGACCCATCAGGCTCGCGCCGCTGGCTCCCGATCACCGTCACGAACAAGATGGACCCCGAGCGCATAGAACGCGACAGGGCGCAGCTATGGGCCGAAAGCGCCGTGCGCTTCAAGTCCTTGGCTGACGGGACCGTCCGCAACACGCGCGGCCGTGCGGACTATCAGGACGCGGAGCGTTTAGCCCGCGATCGGGCGGCCGAATTCACCGTGTACGACGAAATGACGCCGTCGATCGAGGAACATATCGCCAAGATCGTCGTCGGGGGCGTCTTCGCGGGCCGCGATCTTTGGGGACACTTGGGCCTGCCCGCGCAAACCGGCGGCGGGAGCGTCATGGATAAGCGGATTCAAGGAATTCTGCGTTCGCTTGGGTATGAGCAGAAATTGATGAGACATCCGGCGACAGACAAGGTCGCAAGACTATGGAGAAGGAAATGAGAACGATTCAAGAAATCCTTGAAGACGAACAAGCGGTCGACCGCGCGAAATTCGTCGCCGCTTTGACAGCCGCGAACGCGATGGCGGACTCGAAAGAAGTCACGCTTTGGCGTGCGCGCTGCGCCGCAGCATTGCAAAAATGGGATCGTCTCAGGCGTTACGACCGGGTGTTACACGCTTTTCTGATCGATGCGCAAAATCTTGCTAATGGCAATCGCAAACTTAAATTGTCCGGGCGCAGCGTTCATGTAACACCTATGTAACACCTAGATTTTCGCGCAAGTCTCTGATTTCTTTGCATTTTCTCTTGTAACACTCCCTACACTCCTATGTTGACTTGGAAATAGATAACTAGCCTAAAGTAAGTACTAACATTAGGGGGTAGTTGTATGGCTAGTAACATAAAGGAAATTACCCGTTACAGCGTTACAACCCGGCGCCACGGTTTTCGGCTACGCCGGGCCTTTCCTGGCCGTAATGCTCGATCCGGCATATGCGAATCACGTTGAATTCGGTCTAATTGTGCATATGCCAGATCACGCATACGCGGGACCAGCGGCGCCCGCCCGGCATGTTACAGTTGCCAAAAATGGGCACAAATAGGCGGGCGGGCGCGATGGCTAGGACACCGGGATCAGGGCGGGCGAAGGGGACACCGAACAAACTAACGGCAGAGATTCGGGCGATCCTTGGCGAGTTTGGGCCAAAGATCATCCGGGATCAATGCTACCTTGCCGCGCTCGACGTGCCGCCCGGCACCGACCCGGCGATGACGAAATTCCTGATGGATAAGAAGCAGGCCGCGACGGAGCTACTCGCGCCTTACATCATGCCCAAGCAAGCCCCGGTCGATGAAAGCGGACAGGCGCAATCGATAACGTTCAAGATCGACAAGGATGACGCAGAATGAAAGTCTTATGCCAAGTAGCAGGCCGCTACACGCTGCAACTGGAATCGATGGGCGACATCGGCTTCGCCAACGCAACGCAACCGATGGCGGCCCGCAGTTGGGGCAAGGGTGAAATCATCGAAGTCGCGGACATCAAGGAAGTTGACCCGTGGCTACTGTCCTCGAACTGACCGATGAATCCGGCCAGCCGATAGGGGGCAAGCTACACGACGCCCAAATTATCGCGAACAAGATGCTCGGCGGGACTGTCCCGCATGTCATGCTGTTCGGCGGCGCGCGCTCGGGCAAGACGTTCCTAATCGTCCGTCGCATCATCAGTCGCGCATTGCAGGCGTCAGGCTCGCGCCATCTGATCGCGCGGTTCCGATTCAATAGCGTAAACGCTTCGGTCATCAATGACACGTTCCCCAAGGTGTTGGCGACTTGCTTCCCCGGCGTCGAAGGCAAGCTGAACAAGTCGGACTGGTTTTACGAATTCGGCAACGGGTCGCAGATATGGTTCGCGGGCCTTGATGACAAGGAACGAACCGAAAAGATCCTCGGGATGGAATTCGCGACGATCTTCTTGAACGAGTGCAGCCAGATTCCCAAGGGTTCGCGCGACATCGTTGTCACGCGCTTGGCGCAAGTCGCATACCTTGACGCTGATCCCGAGCGCATGTTGCCGCTGAAGATGTTCTACGATGAAAACCCGCCGACTAAGGGGCATTGGACGCACAAGATGTTTGTCGAGAAGAAAGACCCCGAGACAAAGAAACACTACGAACCCGATCAGGCCGCGCGGTTCACGGCCATGCAGATCAACCCCGAGTCGAACGCGGAGAACTTGCCCGCATCGTTCTTCGATGAAATGCGCGGACTGTCGCAGCGCTTGCAGCGTCGCTTCTTGCGAGGCGAATTCGCTGATGACAACCCCGATGCGCTGTTCCGGGAAGAACTGATCGACCGTTGGCGCGTCGTCGATGGCGAACCGCTGCCCGACTTCGTTCGCATCGTCGTGGCCGTGGACCCGAGCGGGGCCAGCGGGAAGGAAGATGAAACGAACGACGCGATCGGGATCGTGGTCGGCGGCCTTGGCGCCAACGGGATCGGCTACATCCTCGAAGACTTGACCGGCCAGTATTCGCCCGGCGTTTGGGGCAAGATCGTCGCAAATGCGGTAGCCCGGTATGACGCGGATATGGTAGTCGGGGAAGCGAATTTCGGCGGTGACATGGTCCGCCACGTCGTACAATCGGCTGCACCGGCTGGCAAGAGAATACCCTACAAAGCAGTTACAGCCAGCAGGGGCAAGGTAGTCCGCGCCGAGCCTGTTTCCAGTCTGTACGAAGACGGCAGGGTTCGGCACGCGGGCATCTTCATGAACTTGGAAGACGAATTGACGGGCTTTTCAACGAAAGGCTACATGGGCGAAGGAAGCCCGAACCGCGCGGACGCCGCGATCTGGCTATGCGCAGAGTTGTTCCCCGGAATCATCGCCCCGCGTAAAAGCGGCAGCGGACCACCACGGCCGGACCTAGATCGGCCGAACAATTGGAGCGCATGACATGAACGTATACGACACCCCGGCGGGATATCGCCAGCAAGAATCCCATCGCTTGAATCTGCGCGACATTCAGCGCGACAACTATTACGGCAATACGTCGATGCCGCTCGGGATGACCCTAACGCATCGGCTGACCGGGATTCAAGTCAAAGGCACCGGACGCCCCGACAACAATCGGCGCGATACAGGATGGAAGCTATTCGAAGAACTACTGGGCATCATGGAACGGGTCGTCGCGCAAGCCGAATACGACAAGGAAGATCCCGAGGGCGTCGCCGCGCGGGCCAAGATCGACATCGAAATCATGCGCAAGGAAGTCGAAGGCCGCTTGATAGCGATCGGCAAGAATCCGAACGATCTGATCGCCATTCAGGAAAAGAAGGACGCCGACATCCGCATCGAAGCGCTCGAAGCGCTTGTCGCCAGCCTGACAAAGAAGATGGCGGACGACGAAGCGTCCAAGAAAGACGCGCGGATCGCTGAACTTGAGGCGAAGCTGTTCGCGGCCACGGCCACCGCCGCCCCGGCCACGCTGCACGCCAAGAAATGAACGCCCATCCTTATCGCCAACTCTGCGCGGAGATTGAAGCCGAACGGCTGATTGCGTTCCTGCGTAAGACTCCGGCGCGGTTTGGCGAACAGCGGGCGTGTGCGGCATGGGAGTTGCTGAAAGTCTTGAAGGAATGCAGGCGCGAACGAGTCGTCAAGATGCTCGAAGACGAAGCGGAAGAACAGGAAGTCGAGTCGCCAGCGCTGCGCATTCGAAAGGTGAACAGTCAGCCGATCCCGCTGGAAATGCGAACAATCTTGTCGCTGATTCAGCAGGCGCTACAGGACAGCCACGGCGGCGTGGCGCAGATCGAGCAAGAGCAACCGAGAATCAGGAAGGTAAAGCAATGATGGATATCCACCTAGAAGGCCAGCGCCAGCACGTCGCCGATGTCTTGGAGCGTGCAGCCGAGTCCGGCCCCGACGAAGCGACACTGTTGCGCGAATTCTATGGCAATTGGGTCCGCTTCCATCGGACGAAGAACTTGCAGGCCCGCGTGATGAAGGCCGAGCAGGCTTTGCCCGAGTCGCACCGGACGAAGTTCGACGTTGACGCCTTGGCCTACCTTGCGCAAAAGCTGATCGAAGGCCATCACGCGATCGAGGAAGCGCGGGCGGCGCGCGGCGCCGAGACGGCCAGCATTCGGCCGAGCGACAGCGAAGTCGCGGCGGCCAGCGGGGCGTAAAATGTTCTTTCTGCCGCACGTCCCCGGTTGGGTCGCGTTTTACTGCGCGATCGCCGCGTGCGGCCTGCTTCAATGGATTGAAAGCTAGTTCGTGATATACTGAAAGCGGAGCGCGGCAATCATAAGGGGCGTGGCTAACGCGCAGCCGCATGCGCCCCTACCCAACAATAAGAAGCCTGACAATGGCCGAAGACACCCGAACCGACGAAATGGCATCGCCCGAAACCGGGCAAGACGATGTCTGCGCCGAAGCGATTCGGTTCCTGCGCAAGTCGGCCGACTACGATTCGACGAATCGGCAGAACGCGCTCGATGATCTGCGGTTCAGCTACGGCGAGCAATGGTCCGCGCAGATGCAGAACACGCGCCACCTTGAAGCGCGGCCGTGGTTCACGATCAATGTCACCGAGGCGTTCGTCCGTCAGGTTTGCAATCAGCAGCGCCAACAGCGCCCGCGCATGAAGGCGCATGGCGTCAACACGGCGGCCAATGCCAAGCAGGCCGAAATCGTCACCGGGTTGACGCGCCATATCGAAGAACTGTCGGACGCCGCGAACGCATACGATACTGCGTTCGAATTCGCCTGCCGTATGGGTTGGGGATACATCAGGCTTGACGGCGACTATGCCGACGACAAGTCGATGGATCAGGAAATCTTCATTCGCACCGTTGACAATCCGTTCTCGGTGTACTTCGATCACAATTCGCACGCGCTTGATGGGTCCGACGCGACGAAATGCATTATCACGGACCTTGTTGATAAGAACGAATTCTTGCACGAATTCCCCGGCGCGGATCTATCCGCGTTCAGCCTGCGCGCCGCCGGCGACGCGATGGGCGAATGGAACGACAAGAACAATATTCGGATCGCCGAGTACTATCGCATTGACAAACAGCGGGCAAGGCTCGTTCAATTGTCCGATGGCTCGACGCATTGGGACGACGAACTGCCCGCGCCCGCTGTCCTGCAAAACATGCAGTTGAAAGTAAAGGGCGATCGCCTGTCATGGAAGCGCCGCGTTCTCTGGTCGAAGATCACCGGGACACAAGAACTGGACTCGCGCGTCATCCCCGGTTGCTATATCCCCGTCGTGCCGGTGTACTTCGCAAATCTGTTCATCGACGGCCGCACGCGCCGGTTTGGGATCGTCCGCAATGCCAAAGATCCGCAGCGTATGCTGAACTATTGGGATACCGCGATCGCCGAACTGGTCGCGCTAGCCCCGAAGGCGAAATGGCTAGTTGCCGAAGGCCAAGTCCAAGGTCATGAGCGTGAATGGGAACGCGCGAACACGGTTTCATATCCGTACCTGACTTATGTCCCGATTCTCGGACCAGACGGCCAGCCCGTTCCGCCGCCCGAGCGTTTGCCCATCGAACAGCCGCCGGAAGGGGCCATGGCCGCCGCACAGAACGCACACGACAACTTGCAGCGCGTGCTGGGCATGTTCGACCCATCGATGACCCGGCCCGGCCAAGCGAGCGGGAAGGCGTTGAACGCCGAGCAACAGCAAAACGACATGTCGAACTATCACGGCTATGACAACCTGACGAAGTCGATCAAGCACGTCGGGCGAATCATCATGTCGTGGATTCCGATCTATTACGGCGAAAAGCGCGTTCAGCGCATCATCGGCGTCGATGGTAAGCCCGACATCTTGACGCTGAATCTTGCCGATGAAACCGGCGTCGTGGCTAACGATATGACGCTCGGACGTTACGACGTGATAATGGAGACGGGTCCAGGATTCAACAGCCGTCGCCAAGAGGCCGTCGAAGCGTTGACGCCGCTAATGGCCGACGGTCGCAATGGACTGATGCAGACAGCGGGCGATCTGTTCTTCCGGAACATGGATTTCCCCGGCGCCGACATCATCGCCGACCGTCTCGCGGCCGTGAACCCGTTGTCGCAGATCGACGAAAAGTCGGACGTTCCGCCCGCGATCCAAATGAAGATTCAGCAGTTGACGCAGAACGTGCAGCAGTTGACGCAGCAACTCCAATCCGCACACTTGCTCTTGAAGAATCGCGCCGATGTCGAAGGCATGAAGGAAGCCGCCGCATCGCACCGTGAGACGATCAAGCAGGATGCCGAAACCGATCGCAAGAAGATGGATGTCGAGGCTTGGGTCCACGAAATCAGCATGAAGGCGCAGACGGCGACGAATGTCGAGGAATTGAAGGGCGTCGTCGCGTTGCTGGTCAAGGGCATCGACACGAAACATCTTCACATTCAAGCCGCGCTTGATGACGCAATGGCGGAACGCCAAAGCGAGCGCGACATCGCACAGATTCAGGCAACACCGAAACCCGCTGCGGGCGCAGCGTAAAACGCCCCCGTCACCCGACGATTCGGGGAAAATCCGCTCGGCACGATGCCGCGCTAACGACAAGGAATGAACATGGCAATCAAGACTATGACTTCGTCATCGACGGACCCATCACAAAACAACATCGCCGAGTTTACGGTTGACTTCAATGCTACTCGCGCGGCCAAAGGCAAGGCCACGGCGCAGCCCGGCCAGTACATCGCGGCAGGCAAGAGGATCGACAACGCAGCCGACGCCGCCGCAGCCGACGCCGCAGCCGACAAGGCCAAGGCCGCCGCAGATGCAGCCGCAGCCGCCGCAGCAGGCGACAAAAAGGCCAAGCCCGGCGAACTTGACGATCTGCATGAAGAAGCTGACGCCGCCAAGAAGAAAAGCGGCCTTGACGAACGCTTCAACAAGCTGACGACCGCCCGCAAGGAAGCCGAACGCCAGCGCGATGAAGCGACAGCTCGCGCCGACGCGCTACAAGCCCAAATCGACGCCGCCCAAGCGGTCAAGGATGCGGCCGCCGCAGCCAAGCCCGCACCCAAGGCCGAAGACTTCAAGACAGCCGAAGAATACGCCGACGCCCTGGCCGACTTCAAAGTCGAGAAGAAATTGGCGGAAAAGGCCAAAGCGGACGCCAAAGCGGCCTTGGAGGCGGCGAACTTGCAAGTCGTGAACGATTGGAACAAGCGCGTCGTTCAGGCCCGCAAGGACATCCCGGACTATGACGAAGTCACGACCGACAGCCCGGTTCCCGTGACGGACTTCCTGAAGGCGCAATTGATGGAATCCGAAGTCGGCCCGCATATCCTGCATTGGCTGGCCCAACACCCGCAGCGCGCGACCGACATCAACAAGATGGCGAACGAAGGCAACTTCAAAGGCGCGCTGATTTCGTTCGGCAAGCTGGCCGCGCGCATCGAAGACGACATCGACGCGCAAAAGAACGAAAAGGATGACGCGGTCAAGAAAGACGCCAAGGCCAAGGCCGACGCCAAAGCCGCTGAGGAAGCCTCTGCGGCCGCTGCAAAGGCCGGTAAAGCCGCCGAAATCCCCGGCATGACCACTACGAGCCGCGCCAAGCCGCCCGAGCCTATAAGCCGGATTAGCGGCACTGGCGAGAATGCAGCCGTCGCCGGGGCCGAACATCTGTTCGACGCGAATGGCAACTTCACCGGGACGCCGAAGCAATGGCGGGCGCTCCGGGCAGCCGGGAAGATCAACTGATGGAACAATCCCCGCCCCCGGCGGCCGGTTGGCCGCAGATGAAACACGGCGAAGAAGCGGAGCGCGAGCGGCAGGAACGCGAGCAGAACGCTACGGAATGCTGGCCGCCCGCGCAGCCGACGAACGTCGAGAACAAGGCTCCGGCCGCGCACGTAAGCGAAGTCCCGCCGGTCGATAACGCCTATTGGCCGAAGGCCGTTGAATCGGTGCAGCAAGACAAGCGCCCGGCGGTCAACGGAACCGACACGACGCCCGCCGACCCGAAGTTCTGGTCGCCCTTCATCGAAACCGCGCCGGGCTATGCGCCCGCGCGCAATGGCGTCGATATCCCCGAGCATCGGGAAATCCCGCCGACTCCGAGCGAAATCGGGGCCAAGGCGGGCGAAGGCTTCTTGCAGCGTCAGCAACGCGAGCGCGACGCCGCGCTGCGCCGGAAACGCCGATGATAAATCGAAGGCAAGTGTGCGAAGTCTGCGGCCACCCGGCAAGATACGGTTTTGCCGGGTCGTGGACTTGCTCGCAAGCCTGTTTTCAAAGTTGGACGATCGCGAGCATCAATGCCGCGCTCGCGATAAGGAAGGCCGCAAATGTTCACCGTGATCGTCCCCGTCAATCGCCCTTGGCAATTTGAACAGAACATCCTATCTTCGCCAGGACTGGCCGAAGTCAAGGCACAAATCATCGCCATCAATGAAGCGGGCAACGCCTCTCAAGGATTCAACACGGCCAAGCCTGTCGCGCAGTACGAATGGATCATGTACGCGCATCAGGACGTGTTCTTCCCCGAAGGCTCGGGCCTTGCGATTGTCGAAGCATTGAAAGACGCGCCGCATGATCGACCGATCGGGTTCGCCGGGATGGACGTTGATGGCAACTATGTCGGGCAAGTCGTCGATCGCGGGAACGCTTGGGATTTTCCCGGCGGGGACGCGATCACGCTGGACGAATGCGCGATCATCCTGCACCGCGACGCGCTGATCGACATCGACCCGGCGTTAGGCTGGCATCTATGGGCGACGGATCTGTGCTTGCAAGCCGGGGGCGGCGTCGTTCTGCCTATCAGGATCGAGCATAATTCGATCACGCCGCGCATTAGCGATGTCAGCGCCGAATATCGCGCGAGCGCGGCCGTCCTGATGCACAATTGGACCGAATTCAACGTGATTCGCACGCTCTGCGCGTCGATATGTCGCCACAAGCCCGACGTGAACATCTGCGTCGTCAAGCCGCGCGGGTACGAGCATTCGGCCGGGCTGATGGATGCGGCGACATACTTCGCCTATATGTTCCGGCGCTTGGGAGCGCGGGTCCAAATCGATTACAACCATTTGCGGACCGATTCGCCGAACATCGTGTTCGGGGCGCATCTAGGATTTCCATTCGAGCGCGACGATTGTGTCATCGTGGACTTGGAGCAAGACGGCGCGGATCTGACCGACGAATATCGCGCATTGCTTGCGCGGTCCCCGGTCGTGTCGCTGGCCGACGTGCGCTTCGGATATGCGCCGTATCTCGATCTTCCGCGCCCCGAACCGAAGGTCGATGTCTTGTTCTTCGGGTCGATGAACGATCGCCGCCGCGCGTACCTGAACGCGACCGGGATGAAGATCGCTTACGTCCAAAGGCCCGTCTATGGCGAAGATCGCAACGCGACCGTGCGAGCCTCGGACGCCGTCATCAACTGTCATGCATACGACGGCGCGTTGTTCGAGAAGGTCCGCGCATTCATGGTCTTGTCGATGGGGACCGAGCTAATCAGCGAAGGCCCGGTCGATCCTGACTATGCGCCGTATGTGACATGGCTCGACATAGATGAGCGGCGACGCTACATTCGAGGCGATGTCGAAGCGTTCAAGTCATTCGATCCAATCGAAGATTACGAGCGCATTTTGACCCTAGCCCGCAGTACCAAAAATATGTGATACTATTCGCCTGCATTGAACGCCCGACGGGGCGATAAACACGGCCAATCGCTAACCGGGGCGTTGATCCGGGAACAACCGAGCCTAGTTCCGCTTGAGCAGTAGGGACACGTAGTTGCGTTATCCCCTATTCTCAACCAAAGCGGAGCCATCATGGCAAACACCCTTTTGACGATTTCCAAGATCACCAACGAAGCCCTAATGGTGCTGGAAAACGAACTCGTTTTCACGAAGCAAGTCAACCGCGCATACGAAGATCAGTTCGCGATCGTCGGAGCCAAGATCGGTAATACCGTGAACGTCCGCCGTCCGGCGCGCTTCATCGGCACGACCGGCCCGGCCCTGAACGTCGAAGACTTCAACGAGACTTCGATCCCGGTCGTACTGACAACCCAGTTTCACGTGGACACCCAATTTACCACGCAAGACCTTGCGTTGTCCTTGGATATGTTCTCGGATCGAGTGCTGAAGCCCGCCATCGCGACCATCGCGAACAAGGTGGACTTTGACGCCACCACGACCGCCGCGAATGGCATCGCCAATATCGTCGGCGTTGCTGGCACGCCGCCTACCGGCTTGCTTACCTACCTGAACGCCGGGGCCTACCTCGACGCCGAAGGTGCGCCGCGCGATGGTCAGCGTACCGTCACCGTCGAGCCGTTCACCGGTGCGACGATCGTTGACAGCTTGAAGGGCCTTTTCGTGCCGCAAGCGCAGATCAGCGAGCAGTTCCGCAAAGGCTTGATGGGCCGCGATAGCGCCGGGATGGACTGGTTTCAAGACCAGAACATCGTGTCGCATACCTTCGGTTCGTATTCCTCGACCGCCGGTTCGCTGACTGTGTCGGCCGCTGGTCAAGGTCTCGCGACTGGTTGGGCTTCCACGTCTACCCTGACGCTGGTCGCTTCCCAAACGCTGACCTTGAACGCTGGCGACACGATCCAAATCGCGGGCGTGTATGCGGTTAACCCGCAAAACCGTCAAGCGTATGGTTCGAACAAGCTGCGCAACTTCGTTATCACCGCGACGACTGCACCGTTCACGACCGCAACTGCCGTTACCGTCAGCCCCGCGCTGATCTACGGCGGCCAGTTCCAGAACGTAACGGCCAGCCCGTCTTCGACCGCGCTTGTGACCCCGTTCTCTGCGGCCGCATCTGCCGCTGGCGTAGTCAGCCCGCAAAACATCGTCATGCACAAGAATTGCCTGACGCTTGCGGTCGCCGATCTGGAATTGCCCGACGGCGTTCACTTCGCCGGGCGTGCCAGTGACGAAGAAATCGGCCTCAGCATTCGCGTGGTTCGTCAGTACACCATCAATAACGACGCGATCCCGTGCCGTCTCGATGTCCTGTACGGATTGGCAATGCTGTATCCGGAATTGGGCTGCCGCGTAGCCGCCTAACGAAAGCAAACGGGACCGCGCGCTTGAACCGCGCGGGCGCCCGGCCTTCAAACTCTCATCACCTTAGGACGAAATCATGAGCAATCCCGGACCCGCAACCCAAGTTACGCAGAACACGCAAGCCATTCTGGCCCCGATTCAGAATCCGAACGCGAACAGCGCGGCAGGCCCGATCCAAGGCACGAACGCCCGGCGCTTGCTGGCCGTCGCTCGGTCCGTGAATCTCGGGTCGGCTGTCGATACCGACACCATCGCGCCGATCATCAATTCCCTGTCCTATCTGGTCGAGGAAGTTTGGGTCGGCAACGTGCAAGTCGCGGGCGCCGCTGCCGCTGCTGCCACGGCCGCCGTCGGCGTGTATACCGCTTCCCAACAGGGCGGAACCGCCATCGTGACGAAAGCGATCCTTACGTCGCTGTCCAGCGCGTTGAATCAGTTCGTATCGATGACCGTCGTCGCCGCGCAAACGATCCTGGCCCAAACCGTGACCCAACTTTACGTGAACGTCGCGACCAGCTTCCCGAGCGCGACTTGCGACGTGTTCGTGTTTGGGGTCGATCTGACCTAATGCTGAAATCTGGTATCATGGGCGGTACCCGAAAAGGAACCGCCCATGACCCCGAAACAGCTTGTAATTTTTGCCGTGCCGACGTATGGGCACGGATGCGCGATAGAGTTTTCCCGATCCTGCATGGAATTGGGAGCGACGCTGGCGATGAAGAAAATCCCCTTCGCCTTCACGTCGTTAGGTGGCAATTGCTTCATAGATCAGGCGCGCAATGCGCTGATCCAGAAAGCGATGGACACAAGCAAGTATTACGCGACCGACATTTTCTTCCTTGATGACGATGTCGGATTCCCCGCGAAGGCGGCGATTGATTTACTGGAACGCCCCGAAGACATCGTCTGCGGCGTGTATCCGAAAAAGGCTGATACGGAACTGTATCCGGTCAGCCTGCTAGTTGATGATGACGGCAAGTTCATCGAAAGCGATGACGGCGTCTTGAAGTTGGCAGACATGATTTGCGGCGGCTTTCTCAGAATCAAGCGTCACGTTCTGGAAAAGATGTCGGAAGGTGCGGAAACTTATCCGTACTTGAACGAGGATGGCTCGGTCGTAACTGTGACCGAGATTTTCGAGTCAGGACGGCGAAACGGGTTGTACTTTGGGGAAGACACGCTGTTCGCGTACAAGGCCCAGAAAGCCGGGTTCGATATCTGGTGCAAGCCCGACATCACATTCACGCACCGGGGCAGCAAGGCATGGCGCGGCAACGTCGCCGAATTTTTGAAGGGTAAATCAACATGAGCAAGTCTACCATCGCACGCGGCAACGCTATCCGCCTGAACATGATTCAGGTCAAGTTGACCCCGGCCGCTGTCGGAACCACGGCAGGCGCAGAACAAACTTTCAGCGTGCAGGATATCGCCGTCGGCGACTTCGTCGAAGTCAACTGCAACGCGGCGCAGAACACGAACGTCGGCATCACGAACGCCCGGGTCAGCGCGACGAACGTCCTGGCCGTTGGGTTCAGCAACGTCGCCAGCGTCGCCGAGACACCGACCGCCGGGCTTTACAACGTGCTGATTACTCGCTGCGAAGATAGCCCGATTCCGAGCAACACGATCTAAGGCGGACGCTATGCCTGTCCAAATTGGAACCCGCATCGCGGGGCCGCTGACGCGCCTAAACTGCACGTCTGTCGCCAGCGCGACAAACGCGAGCGTAGCGGCCTTCGGGAACGAAATCGCCGCATGGGCCGAATTCCTGAACACCGGGGCCTATCCGATCGTAGTCGTGGTCGGACCGACCACGACCGGCCTGCCCGCCCCGACAGTTCCGGCCAGCTTGGCAAGCGCCACGCAGGGCGCAAACGACCGCTCAGTAAGCGAATTCATCCTCCCGGCATCGATGGAAGCCCCCATCACGCACGCGGTTCCTACGGGCCTTGTGAACAGCAATAAGGGCTTCTGGTTCAACGGGATCGCGGTCGGCGCTACCGGCACGCAATCCGGCGACATTTGGGTCACGCCGGTCGTAGCTCAATCGTAAGGTGAACCGTCATGACCGCGCCGATTGACATCATGAAATCGGCCTTGCGGTCGGTAGGTGCGCTCGCGTCCGGCGAAACCCCAGATCCGCAGATCGCGAACGATGTGTTCTATATCCTGAACGAAATGCTCGATCAGTGGACTTCGGATCATCTGTCGATCTTCACGCAACAAGAAATCTTCCATCAGATCACCGGCGGGACGTACATCTATACGATCGGGTCGCAGGACGGTCCGGCGGTCAATGTCAGCGGGACGGCCAATCAAGTCGGATGCGCGGGCTTCACCGCGAGCATCGCCGGGAACGTGCTTACCGTGACGGCCATCGGCCC